GGCGTACCGCGTCGAGCCGACCCTGGCGGAGTATCGCGGGCGCGAGGCGATCTGTGTGCGCATTGAGTTGGGTACGGCGCAACGGCGCCGGGTCAGTTCGCATCAAGCATTCACAGTTTCAGGAGGGAAAGATGGACGGCGTGATGTTGGAACGGGCAGCGGTTTCAGATTCGATGGCAGTGACGGCAACGATGTGCCCCCGGTGTGGTTACAGCCCACACTCGGAATTTGACCTGGCTTTTGGCGGCTTCGAGCGCGACGACATGATGTTCACGGTATGCCCGAAGTGCGGGGCAGATTGGCCGGATTGACATGGGCATTCGGATCTATCTCACTGAGACGGAGGCAGTTACCTTGCTGGATGTGCTATCGAGCGAGGTGTTGATTGAATCGTGGATCAAGGATAAGTCACCTATCTGTCGCGTCTGCGATAAGTTGCATGGCGCACTCTACGCCAAGGCGACGTTCGTTGAGTATCCCGAAGAGCTCGAGGTGGAAGTGCGCTGCGGGAAATGCGGCAAGCCGATGGAAGCCGTGAGACCGGGCAAGTGGCAGTGCCGCAATCCGCAGTGCGAGCAGGGCAAGATGGAGGTGCTATGGTGATTCAGGAAACCGAGCAGAGCAGAGGGCAAGCCCTGTGGTGGTGGGCGGGCGATGAGGAAAGCGCCCGGAGACGGTTCCGGGAACGCTTCGGCATCGAGCCGACGCTCATGGCAAAGCCGCAACCGGGCATCGTGGCGCTGGGTCCATTGCCAGAGCGGTATGGCAACGTGCCGCAACAGATGACGTTTTTAGGAGGTGCATGATGGATCAACAATTTGGCGTATTCCAACCGGCTGGCGGGCGCAGCAGCCGTCAGGAAAATCTACAGACTGAGGCCATTCTACCCGGCGTGCAGGCAGCCTTGCGCGCGGGCGTGGACATCCTCGCGGGGTTGCTCGTCCTCTCGTGCCTGCTGATAGCAGGGCGGTGGGCGATCTGGCTAGTCATCGCTACAGTCTTCTGGAGCGATGACTATCAGGTGTGGGCGGATGCGCTGATATCGAAACTCACGGGACCGGCAGCAACGACGCTGGAAGTGGCGCTGTGGCTCCTGCAGTGGGGTTGGACGTTTACGGGGTGGCTGTGGCTGCGAGCGATCATCCCGGTCACGTGGACGCTGGAGGGGGAGCTGTGGCTGCAGACGGCGCAGATCGCCCCCGCGTGGCCGATCTTCTTCTGGCGGGCGCCGTGGCTACAGGTGCCGTTCGGGCCGTTCCTGCGGCTGATCGCGTTGCTGGTATGCGCGGCGCCGCTGGCCTCCGTGCGCCCGCTGCGGGACCGGCTCCAGTGGAGCTTGTGGGAGTTCACGCCGTATGGACCGATCAACGCAGCGGAGATGGGCATTGACCCGCACCAGTGGCAGAAGGCGCAACCGGTGCAAGAGACTCCAGCGCAACCAGGACATGGCATCATCATCGAGCGGGTGGATTATCGTCCACACACCCAGCTCATTGCCAATGGGGTCGCCACATCTAACGCTTCCGGGCGCAGCTCCATCCGGGTTGATATGGGATGGGTAACTAAGCAACAGTGGTTGAAGGCTGCAGAGATATTGCTGATCAAGAAAGGCTCGTTTAGTGAGAACGTCTTGGGACGAGGCTTAGTGTTTCCGACCCTGGGACCGGAAGACCCACAGACGGGACGGCTGCTCGGTTTCCGGTATTTCCGTGAGCAGTGCGAGGAAGCCGGATTGATCGAGATGAAGGGCAGCCATCAGAATGCGGGTTTCCAGTTGACCCAGGCGGGCTTCAACTTCTTCAAGAAACTCCTGAGTGACGCAGTTGATAACGACCTGGCGTCGGTAGCCGAGGCGCTGGAATGGGACGGCGAGGAAGAAGCCGAGGACCAGGAGCAGGAGGAGGCAAGCGATGGTGACACAGATGCGGAGTGAGACGCAAACGGGGTTCGTTGGTTCGTTCGTTCGTTCGTTCGTTCGTCAGAACCCTGGTTTCAACGAACCAACGAACCCAGCGAGAGTGGGGGACCTCTTGCAAAACCGTTTATTGAGCGAGAACGGCGCGAGTCTGGCCGAGCTGGCCGCGCTCCTGGGTGGGGGTGTACTGCTGCTCATTGCGCTGGCCGACGTCGGTCGGGCAGCCCTGCTGCGGGCGCAGGCGGCAGCGGATGAGGCGGCAGCGGGACGGGCAGCAGCCGAGGCGCTGGTCCAGATCGCGCAACGCGACAACGCAACAGTCAACCTGATCGCGCGCAGCCAGGTGCTCACGCCCGTGTTGATGTGGCTGGCCGTGCTGGTCATCGGACTGGTTGCCTTGACCGTCTGCATTCTCATCATCCGCAGGCAACGCCAGCACCCGGCGCTCCGGTACGAGCAGCAGCCAGCGGTAGACGTATATCGCGCGCGACCGGCGCTCCCGGCAGCAGGAACCGAAGTCACGTTGCGCGAGCGCCAATACTATCATGTATTTGTCAATTCCGGGGAAGTGCAGCTTTCAACTGGAGATGTCACACGGCGCTAGATTAGCTGCTGTTTTTCCTGGCGATAACGAGCACAGAAAAGCGCATTATCGCCAGGGCAGAGAGCAGATAACCGCAGTTAAGACGGATTAACGGCATATAGGGGGAACCATGAGCATTGAGGTGATGACACGAGTTTGGAAGGAAAGTAAGAATAAAGGGACACCGTTGTTGTTGTTGTTGGCGGTGGCAGATCACGCGGACGAGCTGGGATTTGCATGGCCGGGGATTGTGACACTGAGCGAGAAGATCAGAATGTCGCATCGGCACACCCGAAGGATGTTGCTAGATGTTGAGGCATCCGGGGAACTGTTCATTGATCGCCGTGAGCACCATAACCGCTATGTGGTGACGGTGGACATGAGTGATAAGCAACTGATGACGGTGCTCACGGACAAGCATCGCTTGAGCTACAGTCTTGACGAAGCTGCAGCGATTGTGGCGGAAGTTCGCAAACGCCAGCAACAAGAGGACAAGTTGTCCCCTTGTTTTGAGGATGACACGGCAGAACATGAGGACAACTTGTCCCCATCTTTTGAGAACGATGGGGACATCCAGGGTCAACATGGGGACACCCACGTCCGAGAAGCGGACACAGATGTCCCCCTAATCATCAATGAATCATCAATAAACCAAGAAGATGAAGAAGAGGAAGAAGAAGAAGCGCGCGACGAAATTTTAGCGGCTGTCGTTGCGCTGTACGAGCAAGAGATCGGGGGGACCATGACCGCGATGATTGCGGACGAACTCCGAGAACTCACGGAGACTGAGCGCAACCTGGACCGGTGGCGCAAGGTGTTCAAGGACTCGATTGGCAAGGGGCACCGGTGGGCATGGATTCGGAAGGTGATCGCCAATCCGCTCAAGCCGAGTACGGCGACGCTGAGTACAGCGGCAGCGAAGGCGCAGGCGCGCCCGGTGATGGGAGCGGGCAAGCGTCCACCGGCGGCAGCTCCTGCAGGACAGGCGGCGCGGATTCAAGAGCTCATTCAATCGCGTAACGGAGGCTAAGAGACATGGACGGGGAACTGATGGCAGTTGCGCGTGGATGTGGGTTGCAGGGTTGGCTGGCAAGCAAAGGCAGGCTCAGCACGTTTGAGCCGCGGCGGAACTGGCCGCGGAGCCAGGACATCTGGGAGGAGTGCGTGCGGTATGCGGGCGACATCACCCCCGGTGGGAGCATCCCGGCGGAGCGGAACTGGTTGGTGCTCTGCGGGAATTACGGGACGGGCAAATCGCACCTGGCTGCGGGGATCGTGATGGACGTGGCGCTGATGGGGATGCCAGCAATGTTCGTGCCGTGGGTCGAGCACCTGGACGCCATCCGGGATTCGTTCAACGGGCGCAACAAGCGGGAGGTGGCGACGCCGGAACTGATGCGGACGCTGCTATCGCCGTGGCTGCTGGCGCTGGATGACCTCGACAAGGAACCTGCGTCCGAGTGGACGCAAAAGACGCTGTACAAGGTGCTGAACCACCGGTACAACGAGTGCCAGCCGACGGTGATCACGCTCAATCACGGGCTGGATAGCCCGGAGGTGGCGGCGATCATGCCACCGGCGGTGCTGGACCGGGTGCTGGAGCGGATGTGGAAAGTGCTTACGTTCGACGGACCCTCGTTCAGGTCCGGGATGGTGTTGACGGCATGAGCGAGCAAATCAATCCGACGCATTTGTACAAGGGCAAACCTGTGGAATTAGTATCATTAACCCATAGGGTTAATGGCAAGCAGTTCTGCACGATTAAGATGGTCAACAAGAACGGCACTGTGCAGAGACAGTCGGTGCAGGTAGATCGTCTGACTGCATTGCCAGTAATGGCGCAGACGCCTGATGTGGATTCCATGACGTTCAGCAGTACGTGGAGTGAGTGAGGCAAAATATCCCATTTTGGGATAATCAGCGGTTCAGTGAAGGGGTGAATCATGCATGAGTGTCCTATGTGCGGAGCGGTTTGTGACTGTGATGGTGAGGATACATGGTTCTCGTTCTATCCTGAGTGCGAGCATGATTGCGAGGCGGATTCATTGGACATTGATGATGACTCGCTTGATGAGGATGAACTAGAGGATATCCGACAATGGGAGATGGCGCAAGCTGCAATGGGTGAACGAAAATGAATATCGTTAAACAACGGATTGGGTTATTAAACGAATGGTGTACACAGTGTCACCGCACGGTCGTTATCTCCGGGATGATGGCAAGCAGCGGAGAACCGCTGATCTGCGAACGGTGTGCGAATGCCGGGTTGCCGGGTAAGCGTGGGCATGACCTACCGACGTTCGCGGTAGAGTGGGCTGAAGCGACCGGCACGCAGCTAGACGCAAGCGTGTGCGCCCGTGAGTGGCGCGCCTGGGAGATCGAAGCGGAGATGGCAGAGCGCAGCAAACAGCCGGATGTAGCGGCGCTGGCGCGGCAGAGATCGGAGTGGATGCTGGAGGCATACCAGGCGTTCATGGCGGCGGAGAAAGAATTATGACCTATTACGTGTACTACCAGCGGCGTAATTGCAGCCCATCTTCAATCCGCGTGAACCGGAGCACGCCAGAGCGGGCTATCGAGTGCGCAAAACACGAGCTCCGCAATGAGATCGACGTGGAGATTCTGTATGCTCTGCCGGAAGCGGAGGTTTGCCAGAGTTGCAGGCATCCGCTCAGCTACCACGGCGAGGATGGATGCACGTTCGTGTTGATGGGTGTGTTGGATGGAGAAGCGGTTATATTCCCATGTGGTTGCAAGCGTAAGGGGAATCATGGCTAAACTCGCGGATGGACGCATCAAGTGCAATATCTGCGGGTGGGAAGGACCAGAGTCGGAGTTGACCGAACAGGCATGTCCGTTATGCTGGCTCGACCCGCACGATCCAAGACATCCGATACCTAATGACGATGACCGTGTAATCTGGAAATGCAACCGGTGCGGTTACGAGAAGGTCGCGTCCTGGGCGTGGGAACCGCGTTGCGAGAAGTGCGGGAATGGCGGCAGTTTCACATGGTTGGATTTACCGGAGCAGATGGAGTTAGGGCTATGATTAAATACGATCCGAAAACCAATGTGCTGACAATGGATTTGACGGACTTGGAGCATTGTGGTTTTGACCACGATGAATTCAAGGCGGCGTTGTTCCTGGCTGGCATAGATGGTACGATTGTCCCAGAGAAACTGGTGGTAAATTTCTCGGCTCCGATTGTCTGGGTCGACATGAGCTGGGTAGAGGAGCAATACTGCTCATGTCGTGTTTCTGTACCCCATATAGCATCGACTGGTTTAGTGCGCTGTGGGGTGTGCGGAAAGCCACTTAGATATGTCAACTCTAACACTGATGCAACAGGGGGCTAACAATGGCTATCTTGAATCGCAGTAGGATTGAGTATTTGCAGTGGGGTATCAACTGGGTGAACGGTTGCACGAGCGATTGCGCGTACTGTTACGCCCGGCAGATCGCGCGGCGGTTTGCGCGGGGCGAGGATCGCGGATGGGTGGGATGCGAGCAGCGTTTCGAGGATCCAGCAGCGGCATTAGAGGCGCAGTTGAGCAAGATGCGCAAATTACCCGAGGGGATGATCATGCTTTCGACAAGCCACGATCCGGCGATGACACGGGAAGTTGCAGAACAGATGGCAAGCCTGTTATTAGTGCTGCGTGAGTTTGGTCTACTAAAGCAAACTCTGATTCTGACAAAGCACCCGAACAAGGCGCTTTCAGCATTGTGGGAGGCGCTTTTCAGAGATGATTTACAGATGAGGGGTTTTCGGTTTGGAGTTAGCTTAACAGCAGATGGCATCCTGCCGTATGATTATGAGCGCGGCGCTGAGTCTATGTGGAGTCGTTTTGAAGCGTTAGATACTGCGCAACAGAATTACGGGCTTGATACCTGGGTGAGCCTAGAGCCGCCATTGCCGGAAGTGCTTCTGACGGGTCTTGTTGAGTTGGTGCTCGACCTGCGCCAGAAGCCGTGGGTGGTGTTGGGGAAGATGAACTATCGCGGCGGGGCGTTCAAGGAGCTGAGCCAGTGGTCACGGTCGCAGCATTGGGGCGAGGACCGGGATGCAGCAGTCGCGATGTTGCGTGATGCCGGCTTTGTTGAGAGTATCACGCCCATCAACGGTGGATATTGGGTGAAGCGTGAGTTACGGGAATGGGAACCCAAGTGAATACCAATATCCCATTTTGGGATATTCCTATGATGATTACACATTCACTCATGGCACCAACGATGAACGATGAGTGGGGGGAGTGATGAATAGAAAACAAGCGGAGATGCATATCGTCTTTTTGGAACGATTACCGAAGTGTGTGCACGGTCATTGGTTGATGGATTGGGGGTTCAATCCGCTTGAGCCGCCGTGCGGATGTCGCCTCGATGAAGAAACAGAAGCCCCCGGTATAGTGCCGGGGGACTCCTGGGCCGAGGTCACGTCAGAGGCTGAGAGCCAACTGGGGCCGGAAGCCACCGAACTGCTCTAAGTATGATTTGTCTACGGTAGTGAGCCTCCCTCGGACAATGAGATTATAGCATGGACAACGAAACGACACAACTTACAACTAAAGACATCGACGATCTAACACAGCGAATCAACTACGTCTTTTGGAATTGGCGGGTCTTCGCCGGTACTGACACAAACGAGCTGTACGACGCCACGTCATGGCGCGATAGGATGATCGAGGCGCTGCACAGTGTCACCAAGCCGTCACGACGCCCTCATGCGATGCCGGTCATCCTGGATGTACTGACCCAGACGCTAAGCGAGATAGAGGCGGCATTCTACATGCTGGAAGAGGCACAGCACGCGAGCGGCGCCAGGACGTTCGCCATTGAGAACGCACGGCTCGCCCGTGAAGCGCAGGCGCTACGGTCACAGGTGGCGACGTTGGAGCAGCAGCTCGCCGCGGCGCAGGCAGAGGGCGTAGCCTGGCGTGAGCGCGCTCTGGCAGCAGCCCCTGCCAGCGTGACCATCCCGGCGCAGACGGTGACGGTGCGCTCGAAGATTGACAAGGAGATTCTGCGTCTGATCGCCGTGACGGGGTTGGCGCGCAGCTGGCACGTGATCACGCGCATCGTCGCGGATGGCCTGACAGAGCACGAGAACGGGGTGCGCAATGCGTTGAAGCGACTCAAGGAAGCGGAACTACTCACGGATTTCGTGTGGAATGGTAAGCCGCAGCAGTGGAAGCCGCGCGCTGGTGGGGGCAGGCAACTGCTACGCCTCACGGAGCGTGGGCGCGCGTGGACGGAGATGGCGTTCAAGGTCGTGGCATTGCCGTGCGAACTCGATGACATGGCGCACAAGCACAAGGGCGTCGAGCACGCAGTGGGGATCCTGGAGGCGCGGGACTGGCTGGCCGCCAATGGCTTCGACGTGGACCTGGAGCCGCAGGCGCGGCTGTACGATGAGGGTGAACCGTTTGGGGCGCGTACGGAGCCGGATTTGCTGGCGACGGTTGGGGGCGTGAGTTGGTCGGTCGAGGTGCAGCGCGAGGTCCACGAGCGCAACGGCGACAAGTGGCGTAAAGCTGTGGAGCTCTACGGGCGCCTGATGTTGATCACGTTCAGCGAGGCAGCCCGCGAGAAGCAGGTGCAGTTGCTGCGGGCAGAGATGGGCCGGTGGGGCTGGCCCACCGGCACAATCAGGGTGGGGAGCCTGGAGGCATTGGAGCGTGGCGACGGCGCTTTCACTGTGCTGCAAAATTGAATCCCACGGGATGCAATTATTCAGCGATGAATCGTGAATGGAAGGGGAATAGTCATGCAATTAACGGCGGTTTTGTTGGTGGATTATGAGCGCTGGATGGCGCGGAAATGGGGTTCAGTGCTCCGCTTAACGGCGGTTAATGTCCGTTAGCAGCCATGCAAAACACGCGGCGCTTGCGTAAGTCGGTGTGCATCAATGTAGCGGTGCTAGAGCGGAAAACCCAGCGGTATTTGACGGTCCAACCGTGGTATGAGTACAATCGCGGTCCGGGAGGGTGGGGGGCGCTTTCCCGGCTGGCGCTGGATGCCGACCTGGTGCAGCAAGCGCCGGTGGTGTGGGATTTCGTTTTCAGCCGGTTGATGGACCTGCAGGAGACGGCGCCCGCTGCGAGCGTTAGGGTGAGCGTGGATGGGTTGGATGTGGTCAGGGCGCTGGCGACGGTCGCGGCGCTGGAGTTGGGGTTGATCAGTGCTGTACCACAAGCAACAGAGATAAAAAACTGCACTTGAACTGTTGTTCTGTTTGTTGTATACTATTAGTGTGCTTACCGATGGCGCATCAACCGATGATTTTTGGAGCCTCATGGTTGTGGTCCGGCGCGCGTTGCTGATGGTCGTGCGGTGGATCGAAGATGGTTTGAAGCGTCGCGGTATGGCGTTCTAGTAGAGCCGCGCTACATCGTGATGTAGCCCCGCTCACCCTGAACAGGGTTGCCGGCAATGCCGCCCATCCTGGCGTGGATTAGTCCATGTCGGGGTGGGCGGTTTTTTGTTGGCTAGAGGAGGTAAGCATGACGGCGGAATCGTTGGCTAGTTTAGCAGGTGTTGTACTCTCATTGATGTTCTCCTATGTCCCTGGGCTGCGTGATCGCTTCGAGACTCTTTCCCCCACTTACAAACGGCTAGTGATGCTGGCTTGTTTGCTGTTTGTGGCTATCGCTGTCCTGGCACTCTCGTGTGCTAATCTGTGGAGTTTCGTGCAGTGCGATAAATCCGGAATTCTGAAGCTGGTTGAAATCTTTGTGGCAGCGGCGGTGGCTAACCAGGGCGCCTATCTGTTGACGAAACCGGAAAGCCATGGATAGCACCGACAACCAGATTGTTCGATTAGCAGTAGCATTGCTGGCGGTAGCTGGCTGTGTCATCTGGTCGTACATCTGGTTGCATGCGCTGGAAACCCGACGTGGTCGCCTTGGCATTATGCTGCGGGCGCGGGCGATTGTTTTTCTGTCATACATCCTCAACGTTGGCGCCATGTCCGTCCTTATCCTCATTCCCGGAGTAATGGAGGGCAGTCGCATCATGTTGATATGGCGCAATATCACCCGGATTCACTCAGTCCTGGCGCACGTTATCGTGGGCTTATCCATTGTCTGGAGCGAAATGGGGAAAGCAGATGAATGATGGACTAGTAGTGGTCATTGCGGCGCTCGTCGGTTCAATCCCCAGTATCTACGCCATCATCGCCGGGAAACGGAAGTCTGATGCCGAGGCTCGCAAAGCACGGGCAGAGGCCGTGAACAGCATTTCGGATGCAGCGGTGCAGCTAGTCGATCCGCTGCGGTGTGAAAATCGCGTTTTGCGGGAAGACTTAGCGAAACTCAAAGTCGATATGGAAGCGCAAGAACAGCGTCTATCTGACCAGGAAAAGCGACTGTCCGAACAAGATCAGAAGATTGCGGAGCAGGGCGCAAAAATTACCAGTCTTGAACAAGAGAACGGTGAACTACACGCGCGTGTCTCGCAGCAGGATGAGAAGATTGCGGGTCTTGAACATGAGAATGGCGAGCTTCGCGAGAAGCTGTCCAACCAGGGTGAGGAGATCTCGGAACTACTGCAGGGCGTGGTCTTGTTGACGAGTCAGGTAGAAGCGCTGGGACAGAGACCAGTGTATCAGGCTCAGCCTATGAGGAAGCGTTAAGATGGTCAATTTACTAATCAATGGTGGTTTTGAGGGCGGCTATCGCCCTCTCTGGGATGAAGTCACACAGACCAAGCCGCATCATACCGCCTACGTCTGCGAGGTGGACCGCACTGGCGGTCCAATCACCAAACACTACACCGTCGAACGCGGTGAAATTCATAATCCGGTGGGCTGGTGGGCCTGGTATGCGCACCAGCGCAACGATGAGACGCCGGTTCCGTGGGACCCTGCCAACCGCATCGGCTGGAGTGAGCCGGAAATCCGCCTCACCGAGACCGTCCACCAGCGGCATCGCTCCGGCGCGACCGCTGCCTACACCTTCACCTGGCGGCGCATTCACGAAGGCGGACTACTGCAGCAGGTGGCAGTGACGCCCGGAGCGCGCTTGCGTTTCACTGCGTATACGCATGCCTGGATTGGCGACGATGATCATCCGCCAACCTGGTCGCTCCCCGGTTACGGCGCGCTGGCCTGGCCTGCCAGCACACCCGGATTGAACGACAATCAGCGCAGCGTCACTCAAAGCATCGGCATAGACCCCACCGGCGGCACCGATCCCTACGCGCCTACCGTGGTGTGGTCCCCCGGATGGCATATCTTTAACGCCTATCGCGCAGAGCCGCTGGAAGTCGAGGCGGTTGCTGCCGGCGCCACGGTTACCGTGTTCTTGCGGTCCTCGACACTCTGGCCGGTCGTACACAACGATGTAGCCTGGGATGACTGCGCGCTAACAGTGGTGGGCGAGGACGAGACGCCTCCAGCGCCACCGGCGACGGGCGCGGGTCCATACATTGCCCGCGGCGCCAAGATCGGTTATCACTGTCTCGCGCCACGAAGTGTACCCGAGCACGTGCTGCAACTGGCGCGGCAAGGCGCACCCGTGCCGCTGGTTAAGTTCGTGGATGATTGGTGGGGCATGGCTACGGTCAAGACCGCCTCGCCGCAGACGTTGATCATGGCGCGCAAGACCTTCGGGCTGGAGTTGGAGCTCGTGGGCGGGCTGGCAGAGATGTCAGATACCGAGATCGAGCAACACGCTGCTTACCTGATGAGTTTGCTACGGCAGAAGTGTTTACAGGAAGCTGCCCGCCTGCAGTACATTGACTATCTGGAGACGGTGGTTAATGAGGCCGACCCCAAGAGCGCGGACGGTCACGGTTATCGCAACCTGGCGCTGCTCATGCTGCACATGCTCGATATCGCCGAGAAGTGGGATCTGCCCTGCAAGAAACTGGCGCTGTTCTCCCTCAACTGCGGCACCCCCGAATGGGTGGACTACGTCGCGATGGTGGAGACCGGAGTCTTTGAGCGCATGGCGGCTGGCGGGCATGTGATCTCGCTGCACGAGGGCACGCTGGCGGTTGCCGGTTATGCCTGGGAGGAAGCTCCCATTGATCTGTGGTGGGGACCTGAACACACTATCCCCGGCGCGCCGGATGTGGCAGGCAGCGGTTCGCTCTCATTCCGGTATCGTTATCTGTTGCATCTGCTACGGCAGCGTGGGCTGTATGTGCCCATCGTGATTAGCGAGTTCTACGCCGGCGGCGGCTATGCTGGCGCAGATCCGGCGGCGATTCTGGCGCGGATGCGCTGGTATGACGAGCTGGCAGCGGCTGACCCGGAACTGCTAGCGTTCACGCCCTTCACCTTCGGCGGTATGGGCGTAGGTTGGGATGCTCAGGACTACGACTTCATGCTGCCGGCATTGTACGACTACACGTTGGCAGTCAATGCGCGGGTCAATGCGGCTCCCACGCAGCGCCCAGCGCCTGGCGGTTTGGAGCATGTGGTGACGGTGAACCTGTTGCCACAGGACACGACGCTGGTCGAGTTGCAGACGGTGACGGCATACCTCCATCCGGGGCGCCGGTCGTTTGTGTATTCTGCGGATGACGCCGCCTACCTGGTTGCCGGTGGCAAACCGGGTAGCAAGGTCGTGGTATGGAATGCCGAGCGCTGGAATGGCGACATCGAAGCCTACCTCAAAGCGCGGGGCGTGGCTGAGGTAGTAATGGCTGAATTTGGCGAGTTCGAGACGCCGGTTGCGCCTGGAACTGTGCCTGCCTACAGCCAGAACGATCCACGCTGGAAGAATCTGGTCTACAGCGGTGACGCGACCTTTGGTTCTTCCGGTTGTCTGGTCACGTGCGTGGCCATGCTGGCCGGGGTAGAGCCGCCTGAGACTGCACAACAATTGGTGGCGGCAGGGGCGTTCAGCGGAGCCTATCTCTCGAATCCGCAGCGCATCCCGGAGGCGTTGCCGCAGTTACAGTATGCCGGTGTCCGGCACTGGCGCGAGACGGAGCAGCTCGCGGATTTGAACCTGCTCAGACAGGAGATTATCGCGTATGGGGCGACAGTCTGCGAGGTGCGCTGGAATCCCAGCGCCGGTGGACCGCTGCCGGGCAACCAACACTTCGTGGTGGTGGAGTCCATCGCGGTAGATGACGCGACCATCGTGGACCCCTGGGACGGAGAGCGTAAGTCGTTGCGCGGGTCACGGTATTGCCTGGCGGACGAGACGGCAGCGCAAGCACTGACCGGGGTGCGCCTGATCCGGCGCGGGGGAGAGGCTACGCCGCCACCGGTGACCCCACCAAGTGGCCCGGTATTGTTTGGTATTCATGACGAGAACGGCGAGAACGACGCAACCGGCGCTCGCTGGTTGATGACGCGGGGGCTGCGCGGGCTGATCGTGCGCCCCATCTATCTTGGCACACATGCGCAGATGCTCGATTTCAGCGCCGAAGAAGCAGCTGGACTTCGAGTGATCGTGAATCTGCGCTATTCGTTCGCCCGCGACAACGGCGGCCAGGGGACTTTGCCGCTGCCGGGTACGCCAGCGTGGGCCCTCTTCGTGGAAGCGGCAGCGCAGACGATGATCGTCTCTCGCGGCGTGTGGGGTTGGGAAATCGGCAACGAGGTGAACAATCCCCGCGAGTTCCCGGAAGCAGGGGCATTAACTCCGGAAAGCGTTGCGGAAACGTATAACCAAATTCGGGCGCGCGTATGGCAGAGCACGGCGCGCCCACGGATGGCTCCAGGGGCGCTCGATCCATACAACGCACAGGCGGGTGATCCGCGGCAGTGGCTGCGGGTAATTTGGAATGGGATCAACGGAGCGGAGTTTACCGCTGCGCACGGCTATGTGCGCGGACCGGATCCAAAACTCATCAATTCAGCGGCTCAGTTCGCGGATCACCCGCTCACCTGGCAGTTCCTCAACTACCCGCGTTGCGTGACAGCCTTGCTGAACGTCTTTCCAGCACAGTATATGGCGCTGCCCATTTACATCACGGAGTTCAACCATATCTGGCGGGATGGCGGCGAGGGAGATTGGGGTTGGGTGAGCGACGCGCGCGCGGTGGAGATTGTGCGTCTGGCGCACACCGCGGCTGCGGAGTGTGGCTTCGCCGGCGTGGCGCTCTATCGCTGGGCCGGGGATGAGTGGCGGATGCAGGGCAATGCTGCGGTTTTAGGCGCCCTGGAGGATGTGCTCAGGGCATAGGAGTGGACGGATGCTACGGGCGCTGTGGCTGCAATTTCTGGCGACGGTGTGTCATATCTGGCTATGGCTGTTGCATACAGCCCATGACCATTATTGTCGCGAGCAGTGGCGCAGCGGTCATGCGGCTTTGAGTTTCGAGTTGTGGCGCCGGCGGTGAGATGCCACGGGCAAAACCGTTTCAATGCCGGCGTTGCGGGACGTTATACACAGGTGGTCGTTGCCCGAAGTGTTATCCGGCGCAGAAGCGCCGCGTGACACGCGGGCGGAAGTCAGGCGGGGGTGCAGGGAGACGGACGGCAACGAGTGTGTTGGGGCGTTGGTCTCCCGTAAATGTGGATTATCTCGAAGAAGCAGCGGCGACGGCAGCCAAAGCCACGAGAGGAGGTGATCCAGAAAATGCGGAGTCCGCGAGCCGAAGCGGGGTATCGCCTTCCCCATGGGGGGAGGGGACGAGTGGAACGGTTGAGGGCGCGGAGACATAGCAAGCGCCAGGTACGGCGAGAGGAACGCAAGATCGCCGGGTTAAAACGCAAGGGCAGGTTATGCGCAGAGTCGTCATCGGAGTGGTCTCGGATACTCATGGTGGTCATAAACTCGGATTACTGAATCCCGAGACCACGTTGCAGCAAGAGGACGAAAGTGGCAATCTCGTGCCATGGATTCCGAAGCTCACGGCGACTCAGGAGCATTTGTGGCCGCTGTACATGGACCACATCGCCAAGGTAAAGTCTTTCGCCGGCGGCGATAGATTGGTGCTCATTCACAATGGCGACGCGACCCAGGGCACGAAATACCCTGATCATCTGGTCAGCACCCGAGTTGCAGATCAGATCGTGATCGGGGTGCAGAATCTCAGACCCTGGTTTGAACTGGCAGATGTGACCTGGGCAAGGTTGACCAAAGGCACGAGCGCTCACGTTCTGGGTGAGGGATCGAGCGAGATTCTGATTACTGAGTCATTGCGGTCGTTGTATCCAGAGGCAGATATCGGCGTTCTTTACCATGGTTTGCTCGATGTGGATGGCGTAGAAGCAGACTATGCTCACCATGGCCCATATCCTGGAAGCCGCAACTGGCTGCGGGGTAACGTGGCGCGATATGACGTGCGCTCGTACATGCTGGATGAGTTGAGCAGAGGACGGACGCCAGCGCGGCTACTGTTACGCGGTCATTATCATCAATGGATTCCGCCAGAGTCTCTCAGTTTGGAGTTTATGGGCGAGGTGTACACCACGACGCTGGTAATGACGCCGAGCTATTGTGGCATGGGCGCGCACGGACACCAAGCGACTCGCAGCGCATTTGCGCAGACTTTCGGCATGGTCGCCATCGAGATTGTGGATGGTAAGTTGGGTGAAATTCGAGTATTCAAGGAAACGGTTGATCTGCGCACGAAGGAGCGACTGGATGACTGATGAGACACGGCGCCGGATACTGGAGGAGTTCAGGCAGTTCAGTGTGCGACCCTCCCTGGAGCCAGACGAAGTGACTGTCACGGATTACGCTGAGGAGTATGGGTGCTCGCACCAACTGGCTTCACAACGGTTGAAGCAGCTGGTTGCAGATGGGCACATGACCATGCGTAAGGGTATTTACGACCCACGTTGCGGAAAAGTAGTCAATGCCTACCGCGCCAAGCAGAGTGCAGCTAATTGTTCTTAGCAGCGGTTTCGAGCGGTTTTGCAGGTGATTTTCGATGGATTGCAGGCTGCTTGGAGCCTTTGAAAACGGCAGTTAATGCGGGGTGAGATGGAGCAGGGGTTAGCAGAACCTACAGCAGAATTCCTGACCGAGGCGTGTCGGGAAGCGTTGCGCGCCATTCGCGGCAAGGAAGCGGCGAAGAAGCGGGCGACGGTGCTGTTGTTGGCCAGCGCTGCTGCTTCAGGTACGGCAATCAGCAAAGTTTTCAAGGACCCACGCGCCTGCTCTGAAGGAATCTGGTACACGAAGTGGCAATACGATCCGGCAGTCAAAGCCGCCCTGGAATTGTTGAAAGCGCGGGCACTGGAATGGTGCGACCAGGAAACAGCGCGTACCGAAGCCTATGCGCTGCAGGAGCGGCGCAAGAAAATCGCGTTGTTCTCACTGGATGCGCTGGATGGACTGCGCACGACCGCAACGAATTCCGAGGATCGCGCCGATCATCGTACCGAAGCCAGCGCGATGTTATTGGCGCTAGCGGACGAGGAATTGGCGGCGCGGATTGTGCTACTGCGCAAGGGGGCGACGGTGCCGGTGGAAGTGGAGGGACTGGATGCCCTCATTGAGCACGAATTGGCGCGAGTGGCCGCCACAGGCGAAGGCAGCGTTGTTGGCGCGGCTGCGGGAGATGTCGGAGCAGGCCAGTTCGAGCGAGGCGGCACGAGCGGGCCTGATTGAGTTTACGCGCCGGACGTATCCGCGCTATGTGGTGGATCCGGCGCACCGGTTGATTGCAGAGCACCTTGAAAAGGTAAGTTCCGGCGAGATAGACCGGTTGATGGTGTTCGCTCCACCGCAACACGGCAAGAGCGAGCTGGTCAGCGTGCGTTTCCCCGCCTGGTGGTTGGGGCGACGGCCTGATGATCCGGTCATTCTGGCGAGTTATGCAGCTAGCCTTGCCGAACGGCATAGCGCGGAGGCTAGAGCCGTTGTCGAAAGCGACCTCTTCGAGGAAATCTTCGCGGGGGTTAAAACACGGCAGGATAGCCGCTCGAAGCAGTTATGGCGGTTAGTGGGGAAACGCGGCGGTTTGCTGGCGGTAGGTGTAGGCGGCCCGATCACGGGACACGGAGCGTTACTGGGGATCATCGACGATCCTTTCGAGAATTGGGAGCAGGCGCAGAGTCTCACGGTACGCAACAAGGTGTGGGACTGGTGGCGCGGTACTTTTAGAACACGCATTTGGGAACGCGGGGCGATCATCCTGGTAATGACGCGCTGGCATGAGGATGATCTGGCGGGGCGGCTGCTTTCGGAGCAGGGCAACCGGTGGCACGTATTGCGTCTGCCGGCATTGGCGGAAACGCAAGAGGAGCGTGATGAGGTAGCCCGATTGCAGGGACTGCCAGCCGGTCAACCAGATCCGTTGGGACGCGCGCCTGGCGCGCCATTGTGTCCACAACGGTTCAGCGCTGAGGCCTTGGCTGCCATCCGTGAGGATGTGGGCAAGCTGGTCTGGGGGGCTGAGTATCAGGCTTTCCCCAGGCCGCTGGAAGGCTCACTGTTCAAGCGGGGGTGGTTTAGCACCGTGGATGCGCTGCCCTCCGGAGCCGTGAAACTGCGCTACTGGGATAAAGCCGGGACGCAGGGTGATGGCGACTACACTGCGGGAGTGTTGCTGGCGTTGCATGCCGGGCGCGTTTATGTCGTGGATGTGGTACGCGGACAGTGGAGCGCCCACGAGCGCGAGCGGGTGATGCGCAACACGGCAGAACAGGACGGCCAAAGTGTGCCGATCTGGGTAGAGCAAGAACCTGGCAGCGGCGGTAAGGATTCTGCAGAGGCGACGGTACGGAACCTTGCGGGATTTAACGTCAGGGTGGAGAAGGTCACCGGAGATAAACTCACCCGGGCTTTGCCCTACGCCGCGCAGTGTGAAGCGGGTAATGTGTCATTGATGCGAGGGGCGTGGAACGCGGTCTATCTGGACGAGTTATGCGCCTTCCCGAATGGCGCGAATGACGATCAGGTAGATGCCAGCAGTGGGGGGTTCAACCGGCTGGTTAATGCGGGCGGGATGGCGTACCTGGATTGGTTGAAACAAGTGAGTGAGCAGAAAAGCGAATGAGCGATTTGAATAAGCCAACATTGTGGGACCGAATTACAGGGCGGGCCAGCTTGCTGGAACGGGTAAACGCGCTGGAACGCGCGATCAGCGAGAGCAAGCCCCGTATTCCAGGAATCATCGCTTCTGGCAATGCCGACCGCGACCGGATGAACTCCTGGCCGCGTTCTGGAAGGGTAGATGCAGCATTGTTGCGGCAGGTGGCCGATCACACTGCCATCGTGCGGGCTGCGATCAATGCCAAGAAGCGGCATGTGTCGGCGTTGCATCCGGTGGTACGCGGTCCCGATGACGCGACGGTGATTGCCCTGCAGGGCTTGGTGGATAAGCCGACGCCTGACCATACCTGGCGACAGTGGGTCAGCGAGGTTCTGGAAGATGTGTTGATCCTGGATGCTGCCTGTCTGTACGTATGGCCCCGGCGCAGCGGCGCGTTGTACGCGCTCTTGCCGGTGGATGCGGCGACGATAGCGATCACCCCGGATGCGCGGGGATTGTTACCGCAACCGCCCGCCACGGCGTATGAGCAGCGGGTAAGCGGATCCGTAACCGCTACCTTCACTGTTGCGGAGATGCTGTACGAGCAAATGAACCCGCGGGCGCACAGCCTGTATGGGCTGTCTCCGACAGAGGTGGTGTTGCACACGGCGTTGACGGCGTTACGCCGCATGGCGTACAGCGCTGACCTTCTGGATGGCTCGAATGTGCCGGCGTTTTTCGGCGAGGTGCCGGATAACTGGAACACGGCGCAGATTCGCGAGTTCCAGGAGTATTGGGACCAGATGACCACCAATCGTCCCCACCGGGGTGTCTGGGGTCCGAACGGCACCAATGTACGCTTTCCGCCGCAGACTGAAGTGCGGACAGAGTTCGATGTGTATTTGGCGCAACTGGTTTGCGCAGTGTTCGAGATTCAGCCGCAGGAGTTGGGATTCACAGGCGATGTGAACCGGGCGACCGGTGAGGTGCAGGAGGAGATCACGCAGCGGCGTTCGGTGCGCCCGCTGGCTGAGTTGATCAGCGAGGTGTGGCAACAGGCTTTTGCCCTTACCGGCTACGGTGAGTACCGGCTGGCTTGGCCGGAATTGGAAGAGCGAACGAATACTGAGATTCGCCTGGATGCGCAGGTGTTGGTGCCGCTGGGGGTGCTAACTCCCAACGAGGTGCGTGCAGAGCTTTACCTTGACCCGCTTCCTGGCGGTGATGAACCGCGGAGACCGGGACTGTTGGGCTTTGCTGCCCAGCCCGAAATGACGCGGGCCAGCAGCCGCATTCCGTTGCAGGTGCCGGCGCCCGATGACCAGGTGGTGTTGTTACAGCTCCAGGAGACACTCCAGCGGGGTTACCTGGAAGCCTCGCAGCGGCTGGCAGTCGAAGCGTTGCTGGATACGTTGCGCGAGGCCAGCGAGCGCGGTGAGCCGATCACTGCAGCCATGATCAACGAGGCGGCGGCTGCGGTTTCCAACGCGCACGGTGAAGCCATTCGCCCAGTAGTCATTCGCAGTTTGCAGCAGATGGCGGAAGTAGGCGTTGAGGCGGGCGCGGAAGCGTTCACGGCGGCGGTGAACATCGGACTGGACTGGACGCTGGCTAACACGGATGCCGCGAATTGGGCGCGGCAGTATGGCGGCAAACTGATCAAGGGCTTGGACGATACGACCAAGGCGCGGGTTGGCGCTGAAGTCGGCGCGTGGGCTGAAGCCCGTGAGAATTACCGCGATTTGGTGAAGCGGATTCGGACCGTGATTGATGACCAGCGCCGAGCCGAGTTGATCGCGCAGACGGAGCCGACGAATGCCTATGCTGCCGGGAACATGGCGGCGTGGAAAGAGGCTGAAAACGAGCTGGGGCTGAGCATCGTCAAGGTGTGGAACACGGCGAATGATGACCTGGTGTGCGCCATCTGCGGACCGCTGAACCAACAAGAGCGCCCGCTCGACGAGCCGTTTGATGGCGGTATCGAGCGCCCGGCAGCGCACCCGCGTTGCCGGTGTGGTCTTGGTTCAGTGGTGATCTTAAATCGGGCAGCGCTGGCGCGGTTCCCGTGGCTACGATCACGTGTAGCGGAAGTGGGGCACTGATATGCCAGTCCAATTTGATTATGAAATCCACGGTCTCGCAGAAGCGATAGATCAGTTCCTGAAAGGCAATCAGCGTGTAGGTAAGGCTATACTCCGTGCTACGTTTGCTACAACACAACTGCTTGCAGAAAGGATGCGAAAGTATCCAGATAAGAGACCTGAGAGTAGATACAATCGAACATTTACACTAGGCAGAAAGTGGCATGGCAAGGCCAAGATGACCAGTGATGATGTTTTGGGGCTAGTTGGGAATACTGCCCCGTATGCGCCCTACGTGCAAAGCTACGATAAGCAAGCAGCTATGCACTGGGGAACCTGGCAGACGGATAAACAAGTGGTCAATGAAAGCAATGAAGAGGTTATGGAGATCTTTGCGGAAGAAATATCGCGGGCGATGTTGGCCGACAAAGATTAGCAGCGGTTTTTTGGTGAGGCTAGAGGCGCTTTAGAAGCGGCTAAATGCGGTGTAAAGGACAAAAAACAGCGGTTAAGGCTGGTTAGCGGAGGTACACATGATTGGAGATTATCTGCATCGTTTTGGACCCGTGTTAAGACGGTTCAGGGATATGTCGGATGGCAGCCACGCTGAGGTAGTGGCTGTGGATGGGGATGTGACCATTACTGACGGTGGTGGCAGCATCACCGTTGACGGCCCGCTCACTGATGAACAACTTCGCGCGGCAGTGGTGCCTGTTGCCGATGGAGGTGGGAGCCTCACGGTTGACGGTCCGCTGACAGACGCGGAACTGGCAGCGCGGTTGCCGCTGTCGGTAAGAGTTGATCTGGGCACGCCGACAGTCAGCATTGTGACGTTGACGCTGGCAAATACGGAGTACAACGCCGCAATAGCCAAGGGGCGACTTGAATTCAGGGCGCGAACGGAAGTTGCAGTGCGGTTTGCATTCGCAACGGGCAAGGTTGCTAGTTCAACCGATCCGTATGCCACGCTGAGGGCTGGAGAGGCATTCTCTAACGATGTGGATGCCTGCACGTTGTACCTGGCGAGTGCTTCTGCCGGGACCGTTGTGGAAGTTATCAACTACGCGGTATAAAACCGCTAATGAGTGATTAGCAGAACAGGAGGCATAGAGATGCCGATTACGCAGACAAACGCATTGACACAAGCGCAGCTGACCACGGTGGTGGGGCTATCTGCTCCAACAGTTGTCAGTTTCACCAGCGTCAAGATTGACCTTGCGGCAACGACTGCCAACCAGGTGCTCGTCGCGGCTCCCGGCGCGGGGAAGCAAATTTGGGTCTACTCCGTCGCGTTCCTGTTTGACACGGCGGCGGGCACGGTTGTGTTTCACGACAGCACGCCAACGGCGCTCACTGGCACAATGGCGGTAAGCGATGAGGGCGGCCTGGCTATCGCGCCGTCTGGAAACTTCGCCATGCCCATCTGGAAATGTGCCACCAACACGTCGCTTCAGGCGTCAACGGGCGCAGGAACGGTTGACGGCTGGCTCACCTATGCGATTGTGAGCGTGTAGCATGACCCAACTGACATGTACGGGGGCGGGGAAGAGCGCGGCAGCTGCGGGACTGCCAGATTACTGGACGTTCAACGTTGTCACGACCGCGCCAGGGGAAACGTTCACGCTGCAAGCCGTAGGCGTGAATGCTATGCAAACGTGTGTCGTTGACTGGGGCGACGGCGGCGCTACGGAGAACTGGACTGGCGACGCTTCGCGCTCGCATGTCTACGCGGCTGCTAGTACATACACCGTGACGGTGACGAACGCGGCGGAGATTTGGAAGATCGACATGCGCGATGCCAAAACATCGTGGACGGTGAGCGATGCTGCGCCGATGCCCGCTGGCATCACGTATATGTACATGAACACTCTCGCAGGATTCACCTGGAACGTGGGTAGCGTGGCGGGCGCGAATATGCCCGCTGGCATCACGTATATGTACATGAACACTCTCGCAGGATTCACCTGGAACGTGGGTAGCGTGGCGGGCGCGAATATGCCCGCTGGCATCACGTATATGTACATGAAGAACTTAGCAGGCTTGACGTGGAACGTCGGCTCGGTGGCTGGCGCGAACATGCCCGCTGGCATCACGTTTATGATCATGAACAACTTAGCAGGCTTGACGTGGAACGTCGGCTCGGTGGCTGGCGCGAACATGCCCGCTGGCATCACGTTTATGATCATGAGCACTCTCGCAGGATTCACCTGGAACGTGGGTAGCGTGGCGGGCGCGAATATGCCCGCTGGCATCACGTATATGTACATGAACACTCTCGCAGGATTCACCTGGAACGTGGGTAGCGTGGCGGGCGCGAATATGCCCGCTGGCATCACGTATATGTACATGAACAACTTAGCAGGCTTGACGTGGAACGTCGGCTCGGTGGCTGGCGCGAACATGCCTGCGAACTGCACGAGCATGACACTGGCATCCTGCGGCACGGTCACGATTGACGCGGCAGACGTGTTCCCAGCTCCACTAACGACGCTGCGCTTCGAGAACAGTCTCACACAACCACAAGTTGACGCTGTGCTGGCGGCGCTATATCTGGCATTCCCGACCCGTACGGGTACGAACGGCACGGTTGACCTTGCTGGTGGTGGTAATGCCGCGCCAACGGGCGTGAGTCCTGGCGGTGCTGAATGTCCGCCAACAACGGGCTGGAATACGGCCTTTGAGTTGGTCAACGACTCGTGCGGCGTGAGTGCGAAGCATTGGGCGAGTGTGACATGCCAAGTGTAACAACAACTGAACGAGGAATGTGGTGGGCGGTTGGCGCGCCGATAGTAGCGACTGGACTAACGGAGACCGGCGGCTGCACCGTGACCGGGCTACCGCTGATTGCAGATGCGGATGAAACGGCATTTCTGGCAGCGACGGCGGGAACGGCAATCGCGGCGGATGTGCCGCAACTGCCAGCGGTTGGCGAGTGGTGCGAGGCGGGGATGATGTATGCGTACAACGGCGCGCTGGTCATCTGCCGTCAATCGCACTTCCGCACGATCTATCCGCCGGAGGAGACGCTGGCACTGTTCAGCGTGTACCGCGAGGAAGTGACTGGTTTGGAGTGGATTGCGGGTGAGCAGGTGCATGTGGGAACGCGGCGCTTTTATGGCGGCGTGGAGTACGAGTGCATCCAAGCGCATGTGACACAAGCCGACTGGACGCCTCCTGCGGTTCCGGCGCTATGGCGGGCAGTGGTTGAGCCGAGCGCCGAATGGCAAGCGGGTGTGACCTATGCCGTTGGCGACCGGGTGCTCTATGCGGGCTTGCTGTACGAATGCCGACAAGCGCACACGGCGCAGCCTGGGTGGGAACCGCCTAACGTACTGGCGTTATGGCTGCCGGTAGTCGAATAGTTCTGCTAAGCAGTTATTAGCAGACGATACGAAAAACGCGATGAGCCAATTGGGAGTGAAAAAGCATGGATTCGATACCACAAACAGAGATTTATAGGGCTTTGGAGCGGGCTTTCAAGATTCCCGGCATGTACGAGAGGGATGAGGGACGATTCCTATACGTGCATGCGCGCCGGAAAGGGCAGCTGGTGGAGATTGGCTGTTGGAAAGGGCGCACGACGGCGATTTTGTTGCAGGCGGCGCGGGTGTTCGGCGCGCAGTTGACGACCGTTGACCCTTTTCTGCCGGTACAGTCGCGTTCGCAGGCGACGCCTGAAAACTGGTCAGAAAACTTGAAACAGCAGGGTCTAACGCCGCCGCTGCTGTTGCACATGCCGAGCGCGGAAGCGGCGCGCACATGGGAAAATCCATTGGCGCTGGCGTTCATTGACGGCGATCACGATTATCCCGCAGTGCAGCAAGACCTGGCGTTGTGGACGCCGTTCGTCACGGTGGGTGGAGTGGTGCTGCTGCACGACATCTTCTTCCCCCGGTTCGACGGGGTCACACGAGCGGTGTTTGAGTGGTTTATGGCTGAACACGACGCTGCCGGCGCGAAATGGAAGTGCCTTGGGTTGGTGCATCTCACGATTGCCTTCAAACGGTTGCGTTAGTGGCGGTTTTATGGCGCCGCTAGTGGCACAAAACTGGCGCGCAACCGGGCGCGTGGGTGGCGATTTCAGACGTTAATGTGACTTAGCAGTCGTTATGACGAAGGAGGTAGATTGAGATGAGTACAGTTACGGCACGGTCTGCGATACGGCAGTCGTTGTCCTGTGTTGGTTTTCAGCAGCTGACCGTGAGCGGCGCTGCGCAGGCGTTGACCATACCGCAAACGGCAGTTCAAGCCATTTGTCAGGTGCAGGATGGTCCAGTGCGATTCCGCATTGATGGTGCGGCGCCAACGAGCACAGTGGGCATTGAGCTGGATGATGCGGATATGATCGAAATCAACGGCTCGAGTGACCTGGAACACTTCCAGGTGATTCTGGACACGTCCGCAGTATCTGGGCAGCTGGTCTGCCAGTACTTCGGTTAGGAGGGCAGCCATGAGTGTCACGATTTACAAGAAGATGACGCCTCCAGTTTCGATTGTCGGTCCGCTGACCGATGCTGAACTGACTGCACACCTTCCGTTGGCTATTACTGGCCCGCTCACTGACGCGCAACTGGCGGCGCGCCTGCCGCTAAGTGTAGCCGGTCCGCTCACTGACGCGCAACTGGCGGCACGTTTGCCGCTGAGTGTCATTGGTCCGCTCACTGACGCGCAATTGCGCGCGGCATTGGTCGGTGTAACCGAAGAGAACACCGCCGAGATGCTGGGGTTACTCCAGGAGGTCGAGGGTTACATCGCTACCGCGATCTATGGTGAAGCCGCGCAGGGAAACATCGTAATCCTGAACAGCGCAGCTGTCACGCCCTGTGATGCCTACCAGGAGGGCGACAATTTCACCCTGGATGATGGCGTGCATGCCGCGGTAACCTTTGAGTTCTGTACTGCAGAAACAGAAGCCCTGGTGGGCGCGGGTAATGTTGCTGTCATCATGGGAGCGGACCCCGCCACGGCACTGGCTAATGCTATCAGTGCTGCGCCTAACCTGGATATCTCTGCGGTAAAGGTTTCAGGTTTTGATGTCATAGAGCTCACTGCTATCTATGGCGGAGCCGCAGGCAATGTGCTGATGACGTATGCTGAAGCTATAAGCGGCACCTATTCTGTCTCTGGAATGAGCGGCGGTATTGACGCTGTGGGCACACGCGCACTGCCTCAAGTCCTGACAGTAACTCTGACTAACAACAACACCGAATATTCCGTGAGAGTGCCAGCCAATAACGGTTTCGAGTTACGCGCGCGCACGGCAGTGAATGTGCGCTATGCCTTTGAAACCGGCAAGGTGGCCACACCCGTTGAGCCCTACGCTACGCTGGTCAGCAACACGACAGTCAGCAACAAGACCGAGAACGATCCGTTCATGCTCTATCTTGCCTGCGCTACCCCTGGAACAGTGGTCGAGATTGTAGTTTACGCAGTTTAGGAGGGTTGCATGAGAGGCGCATTGTACGTGGCATACGGTGATAAGGCGCGCGCGGCGTGTCTGCGCAGTGTCGAGACGTTGCGCGAATACCTTCCCGATATGGCTGCTGCAGTCGTGAGTGACACGCCTTTGGCTGGCGACGTACAGCACATCTATCATCCTGAAGCGGATCCTGGAGCGCGCACGCAGAAGACTCAGATGTATGCACTATCGCCATTCGAGCAGACGCTATTCCTCGATGCCGATACCGAGGTAGTCAGCAGCCCAGAGGCAGGCTTCAAGCTGTTGCAGTATGTGGATGTCGTCCTGGCGCAAGACGAAAACCACCGGTTGGCTGATTGTCACTGGCGCGGCCATGATGTCACGGAGCGTTCGCTGACCATGACGCAAGTCGGCAGCGATGGCGATCTACTGTACTACAACACGGGCGTGGTGTTCTTCCGCCGCAACGAACGCACCGCAGCATTGTTCACAGCCTGGCACAATGAGTGGCAGCGTTGGAAGTTGCACGACCAGTTAGCGTTTGCCCGGGCGCTGTATACGCATCCGGTACGTATTGCGACCGTGCGCGAGTCCTGGAACACGCGGCTGCGGGGTAAGGCCAAGTTCGTATGGCATAACCATCACTCAGTGCGTCGTGAGGGGGCGCCATTATGACCGTTACCTGGATGAACTGGCGGCGGCAGTACCAGAACCTGGTCACGGGAAAGGTGTCGCCTTTCTATGCCGCAGCCTGTGAGGGGCTAGAGCGAGTCACCTTGCAGCCTGGCTTCGACTGCGGGAAGCACCCCGATGCCAAGTGGGTCATAGACCCATTCGTCGAAGTGCGGACGATACACCCGCGCCGTTTGGAGCGGGTACGTGAGTGCAAGCCTATCAAGTGCGATAAACTGCAGCCGATCATCGACGCGGTGAAAACGACTTTGGTGGAGCTGTGGGACCCGACCAAGGCACACGTGGTGTTTCACTCTAGCGGTTACGACAGCCGGATCCTGTCAGGTTGTATTCGTGAATTGGGTGAGGCGCGTGGCGCGAGCTGGCTCGGCAAGGTGCTGTTCTTGTCTAACCGCTGGGAGGCTGCGGGCTTTTACGAGATCATGCGCCGGCAGGGCTGGCGTACCGATCAGTACCTGGCGTACACCGAGGGGCAGCCGGACGAACATTACAAGATCGCGCTCGACTTCGATACGTTCTGGTACAAGCATAATGCGCCGATTCCGATGCCGGGCAGGCTGTGGTGGTATCTCATCGAATGGGCGCAGGGACGGCGAATTTTGCCCAAAGACTGCAATGAAATCCAGGCATTCAATGGGCAGATCACGCAGCATGTGCTTATCCCGGGGCACACGCTGGCTCACCACTACGAGTACATGGATTGGGAGTATTACAGCGAAACCGAGATTGACAGCCCGAACGGCATGGCGCGTCTCACGCCGCTATGCACGACTGCGGTCGTGGCGCGCGCCTGGGGCTATGTGGGCGAGCAGCGTAACCGGCTGAAGCAGGCGCTGGCAGCGCACGTGGCTCCAGAATGCGCTGAATTGTCCAACATGAACCTGCACGATCATGCTGCGCCGATTGCGCCCTGGTTGTTGCGCGAGTGCCAAGAGCGTTTCGATGCCTCATGGTACGCACAGAAACTGGGGCTACGTTGGAAGCCACCCCAGACGGCGGCGATTGACCATCAATGGGCTTTGTGGTCGCTGGCCAGCCTGTGCGAAGAGTTGCACCGGCGCGGTGTAGAAATCCGGACGCTGGAGGAGGTGTGATGGAACGGGGTGTGGTGTACATGGCGTGGGGCGACAACGCCCGCCAGCAGGCAGAGACGAGTATCCGCTCGTTGTGGCGTTATGCCCCCGGTATGCCGGTCTTGGTAGTTGGCGACGAACCTGCCGTGGCGCATTTCTCGGTATTCAAGCACGTCAGCGCCTGTACGGTAGAGGTCGACCCGTTCGATTTCGGGCAGCGCAATGGCTGGAAGTTCCTGGCCGGCAGGATCAAGCCGCTGCTGTACGAGCTGTCGCCGTTCGCGCAAACGCTGTATGTGGATGCTGATTCGGAGTTTTGTGCCAGCCCTGACCGGGGCTTTGCGCTATTGGACCGTTGGGACTTTGTAGTATCGGAATCGCGGTTAGGTTGTGTGGGGGATGCGCCCTTTCTGCCCACGGAGCGTGAGGAAACCGCAGCCTGGTTGGGCACACCGTTGCACGTCTTCCACAACTCGGGAATGTTGTTTTGGAAGCGCTGTCCGGCCGTAGCGGAGTTGATGCAGCTCTGGTCCGAGGAATGGCTGCGCTACGGTGACTGGGACGAGCAAATTGCGTTGTTGCGGGCGCTCATGCGCTCGCAGGCTTTGTTCCTGACCGTGCCTTTCGATTGGAACACTAATGTGCAGGAACGGGCGACCTTGCTCTATCACGCTTATGGAACCCACGCTGCGCGCATCGAGGAACGGCGCAGCACGGCGACGCAGAAGTCGGCTTTCGCGAGTCGAAATAGAGTGATTGCCAATCGCGGTAGACCAACCGCTAAATGGCGAAAGTAACACAGGAGGTGGTTATGACAGAACTAGGAGAGATGGTGCGGTTGTTTGCGCCATTGCAGCGCGTAGATGACGAGGCGCGCATGGTCTATGGCGTCTTCGTGAGTGATACGCCGGTGCAGGAGTATGGCGACACGCAAGTGGTGTTGGATTGGGAAGCTACGCGCGTGGCTGTGGATGCCTGGCGCGCCTGGGGCAACATCCGCGAAATGCACGGACTGGTTGCCGCTGGTGTAGCCCGCGAGATTGACCTGGATGAGGAACACCATGTGGGGCGTGTCGGCGCCTACATCGTGGATGATCCGGCGTGGAAGAAGGTCAAAGCCGGGGTATACAAGGGCTACAGCGTGGGCTTGAATCCTCGTAAATGGGAGATCAGCGATGACCGCAGTGAACCCGTCAGGGTCACGGATTATGAGATTGTGGAGGTTTCGTTGGTGGATCGCCCCAAGGACCCTACCAGCGTTATCGAAGTCTGGCGTGTTTCAGGCGCGGATGCCGCGGAGTTCGTGGCAGCGCCTGAGACGGTTCCCGAAACAGTAGTGGAGGAGGTAGCCAGCGCAGCGCAAGAGGAAGGAGGTGCAACGGTGGTTTTACAGCGGGTTTGGGAATTGGCGATGGGGGACACGGCTTTGCCAGAGGTCCCGGAAGAGGCGTTGGCGCTCCTGCGGGCGGCGCTGGCGCCGGTGGCAGAGGAACCGGCAACTGAGCCTGAGCCGGTAGCGGAACCGCAGGTTCCAGCGGAGTTCCAGCGGGCCTTGGAAGCGCAGGTGACGTTCAGCGCCACGCTGCAAGCGCACGGGACGACGCTCGAAGCGCAAGCGGCGCAGCTGGTCGAGTTGCAGGAAGAGCTGCAGCGCCTGGCGCAAGCGCTCTCAGTGGCGTTGGAGCGGGTGCAGCAGCTGGAGCAGACGCCGGTCCAACCTGGCGTGCAACGCCGCGGCGAGCCCGAAGTGGATCTGCCGGCGCGCATCGCCGCGCTGGAGCGGGTGATTCGGGCGCAGAAGTTGACGCCCGAAACGCCGGAAGTGCGGGAGTTGGCGCGGCTGTATCAGCGGCAGCGGATGCAGTGAGCAAACAAGTGTATCGTATGCAGTCAGTCAGTTTCAAGATCATGGAGGTGATCAAACATGGATGAGTGGAAGGGATTGTTTCAAACGCTCGAAGAGCAAGTGGCGCAGTTGCAGCGTACGGTAACCAGTACGCAGGCCGGTTTCCCGGTACGCGAGAATCTGCTTCCCGAAGCGCTGTTGGTTTTCCCTCCTGAGACGCCGTTGATCAATCGCATCCCGCGCAAGCAGGGTGCCGGTACTGCGGCTTCCTGGAAGGAACTCACCGGGTTCACCAACGTCAGCACCGTGTTCTATGCGGAAGGCGCGCTCCCCAATGCGGGGACCAGCGCTTACGTGCCGCAGAGCGCGGCCTACGTCCTGATGGGGCGCACGTTTGGCGTGACCGGGTTCGCCCGGGCTGCCGGGGCCAGCTTCGCCGACCAGCTCGCGCTGGAGCGGACCAACGCCATCATCAACCTGAAGATGGGTATCGAGGACGCCCTGGTCAATGCCAACGGCACAGGCAACTCCTTCGAGGGCTTGATCGAGCAGATTGATGCTGCCAACGGCTCCTACGTCGAAAGCATCAGCGGCGCGTTGGTCATGGACGATCTGGCGCTGGCCTTCCGCGAGGCGCACGACCGCGGCTATCAGATCAGCTACGTGTTGGTCAACGCCCTCCAGATGGAGGAGATCAACAACCTCACCCTGGCTGCCGGAACTCACAGCATCAGCGTCATCCGCAGCGAGCAGGGCGCGATTGCCGGCCTCGGGCGCGTCAACCAACTGATTGACCCGATCTCGGGTGTGCCGGTGGAGCTCATGGTCCACCGCGATCTGGCTCCGGGCACGATCCTGGGTGTCCCCGAGCGGCTGCCGGTGCCACTCTCTGGCCGTCAGGGTCAGGATGGCATTTGGTGGGACGTGCTGTTGGACATGACCGAGGTGGAAATCGGGGCGACGGTGGACAGCGTCCAATACTTCCTCAAGACCTACGCGACGTTGGCGTTCCCGGCCCGCCGTGGCGCCTTCAAGCTCACGGACATCACCAGCGGCTCCTAAGTCTGAACCAGGGGTTTCAGGAGTCACGCGGGCAGTGCTGGCGTGACTCCTGGAACAACCGTTAAGGAGCCTTAACAGCGGTTCTGTGCTGCATTAAGGCTACCGAACGGGCGCACTGACGCGCTGTTAGCGTCTATAAAACGGCTGTTAATGAGGTGTAACCATGCTATGCACGGTGGAGGATGTGCGCGATCGCGCGCATGCAGAGCTGAATACGTGGGATGAGACGCACATCGAAGCGACCATCGCGGCAGTCTGTAAACGGATTGTCGAGGAGACGGGACGGCAGTTCGAGGCTGCGGCTGAGGATGAGACGCACGTCTACGAGGCGCTGCGCGACGGCTACGTGCTCATTGATGATGCCCTCACGCTGACCGAAGTGGCGTTTGCCGCTACCGAGATTGCGACGCCCACAGTCACGACCACCTATCGCACGCGGCGCAATCCCTCCAGGAGCATTTATGCGCTGGACAACGGGCCGTGGAGTGAGGGCGAGCTGGTCTATGTAACTGGGGCATTTGCCTATGCTGCCGCCGTGCCGGAAGACATCTGGGATATTGCTGTAGCCTGGACCATTCGCACGTTGAAAGAGGCAGATGCCGCCTACCAGGATGCGACGGCGATTCCAGAGATGGGGCAGTTAGTCTATCGTAAAGCCGTGCCTGGGGATGTGTTGCGCGTGTTGAGCCGTTACACGCGGGTGACGCCAGTATTGCGGGTGGGATGACGTGGACGAACATCTGATTATGGCAGCCCTGGCGCAGTTGTTGGCAACGGAAAACCGCATCAAGGCGGTGCATGAGTATCCCCCAGAGTCGTTCGGGGATACACCGGCGGCAGTGTTGTTGGAGACCAGGGGCGGCGCCAGTCGTGATAGTTACCGCGGCGGGTGGAGCAGTGAGATCACCGTGCGCTTGATCCTGTATGTGACGCCGCGCACGCATCTGCCGGAGGCGGTGCAGGCGGCGCGCCTGTGGACGGCGATTCTCATTCCGCTGCTGGCTGAGAATGATACGTTGGTCTATCAGCCACCCACACCGGAGGTTGAGGAAGGCGAGCCTGAGCCGGAGACCCCGGAACCGGTCGAGGTGGCTGAACTGCTGCGGATAGACTGGACTACCGGGGTGCAGCAATACGGTAAAACCATGTACACCGTGCTAGAAATCAGCCCGGTATACCGCCTGGAATGGGGCGTGACTGTCGGTTGTGGTTTGACATAGGGGAGAGCCATGGGACTACGGGTCACTGGTAAACGAGCACTTATTCGGATTACGCCAGAAGGGGGGGCCGCCTTCGATGCTAGCGGCGTCAGCGCCGATGGGCGCGCGCGGGCTAATGCCTTCAGTTTCGAGATCGGCGCGCAGATCGCCGATGCGAACGCCTACAATCAGGCCTACACTGAGGCGGTGCCTATCGGGCAGAACGCTGCGAGCGGTTCGCTCACGGTGTTCTATAACGCCCAGAACGGTGAAGCCAACGCATTTTTTGAGACGATGCGCCAGGCGCAACACGAACCCGGCGAGTGTACCGACGCGCTAAAGTACACCATGGAGATCATGCCCGAAGGCGAGTGTGAGGGCAAGGAAAAGTGGACGCTGGGAGATGTAGTGTTGACGAGCCTGGAATTTGTGACCCCACACGATAACCTCATGGTCATTCAAGCGCCGTGGCGCGCCTGGTCGGTCGAGCGGGAGCTGCTCGCGCTGGCGGAGACGTGTCTGACGGCGCCGGATGGCGCGCCGGTTCTGGAGATCATTGCCACGTATGACGCTCAAGACGGTCTTGGCGTGGGCGAGTTCATCGACCTCTATGGGGTGACGGTAGACGGCGGTTATGCCTACGTGCCGTACACCAAGTATTACGGCAGCCCCTACAAAGGCGGGGTCATGCGCATCCCGGTCGCGGATGAGAGCGGCGCTATGTTGCTGGGAGCATTAAGCCTGGGACTCACCTTCGAGATGAATGCGCTCAATCCGTATCAGTGCGTGGTCTCTGGAGGGCAGGTGTATGTAGCGGCTGAGGAAGGTCTCTTCATCCTCGATGCGGCTACGATGACCCAGGTTGGCGCCTGTACCTACATGGAATTCGGCTGGAACGATCCGCCGTTCTTGCAACACGCGATTATGAGCGCCGACGGCAACTATATTTTCGGCGGCGGCAGCGGTTTTGGTATGGCGATCTTCGATGTCAGTGACCCGGAGAATCCTACCTGCGTGTACTACGATACCAACCACGACTGCGAGTATTTGCTGTATGACGCCGCTCGCAGCCGGGTCATCAATGTAGATGATGCCTGGAGCTACGCGGTCTATGATGTGACCACTCCCACGGCTCCGACCATCCTGGTAGATATCGAAGACCTATTCCGCGGCTCGAATTTCCCCTCGGGTTGGGCGCTGTTGGGCGACGTGGCCGCTTTTGGCGAGTATCACGCACCGCAGAAGGTGTTGCTATACGACGTCACCGCGGCGACGCCGGATTTGTTGAGCACCTATCTCCATGACCAGGATCCGGTCTATGTGCAGCTGGTGGGTGCATACCTGATCATTGCGGCGTATTCTGCCACTGACGTACTCCAGTTGACGTTTGTGGATGTGCAAACACCGACCGCACCGACATATAGCCTGACTTTCGATGTGGATGCGTTTGAGCGTGATGGCGGTTATAACCACGGCTTCTTCACTGTAGTGGATGACCGCTATGTGGTGGTGAATGTAGGGCGCGCCGGGTTCATGGCTGTGATTGACTGTTGCGCGCCATTGACGTGAGGAGGAGCATAGATGGGACTACGAGTTAGCGGTAAGCGCGCTTTGATCAGAATCACCCCGGATGGGGGGACCGCTTTCGATGCCAGCGGCGTCAGCGCCGATGGACGTGGGCGCGCCAATGCGTTCAGTTTTGAGATCGGCGCGCAGGTGGTGGATGCCGACGGCTACAACCAGGACTATACCGAACCGGTTCCGGTAGGGCAGAGCGGTGTAAGCGGCTCGCTGACCGTGTTCTTCAACTCCGATAGCGGAGAAGCCAACACGTTCCTGAATGCCATGCGGGAGGCGCAGCATACGCCAGCGGCGTGCGCGGATCCGGCAGAATATACCCTGGACATCATGCCGGAAGGCGAGTGCCTGTTCAAGGAGAAATGGACGCTGCAAAACGTAGTCCTGGAGAACCTGGACCTGCCGATTCCACACGACAATCTGCTGGTTTATACCACACCCTTCCGCGCCGGCGCAGTGACTCGCAAGTCCATCAGTGCCTTGCTCCTGGGAGTCGAGGCGGATGGGCTGGTTTACCGCAGCCTGGATGTGGGAACCACGTGGGATGACATTGCCCTGCTCGCAGATCCCAATATCGGCGTGTACTGTTTTGAACATCTGGGGAATGGCGTGGTCTTAGCCGGGTTGATGCCTGGAGATTCGCCCTATCACAACCTGGTGCGGGGCACGCAGTACGGGGCGCAGTGGGATGCCGGGCAGCGCATCGGCGCGGATGAATCGGCGTTTTACGTGTACTGCCTGGAGCATCTGGGCAGTGGGGTAGTGCTGGCAGGGGCGGATGGCTCAGATGACGGCGTAGCCAATGGTGGGGTTTACCGCAGTGCGGATTACGGCGTCACCTGGGAACTGGCGCAGCAACTGGGCCTGCCAGTACAGGCATTGTTGAATCTGGGCAGCGGGATAGTGCTGGCCGGAACTACCGGAACGTATTTTCCCGAGACGGTTCTGGGCGCGATTCACCGCAGCATTGATGGCGGCGAGAACTGGACGCTGATTCAAGAGTTGGGCTCGCAGTTTGGGATTTATGACTTCTTGAGCCTGGGCGGGGGCGTGGTACTGGCGGCGACCGGAAATCCTGCTGGGGCGGGGCAGATTTATCGCAGCGCCGATAGCGGCCTGACGTGGAATCTGCTGTATGAGTTCACCGGCACAGTCAACGTCAACCGGATCCTGAACCTGGGCGGAGGCGTGCTGCTGGCAGGAACGCAAGACGCTGGACGGATTTACCGCAGTATCAACAGTGGCGCGGCCTGGACCAAGGTCGCTGACGCTGATGTAGCAATCTTTGGTTTTGGGGCTTTGGATGATGGCACGCTGTACGCGGTAGGAGTGGATGCCACGCCTGCCGGAGTCGTGCGCGTGAGTACGGATGCGGGCTTGACCTGGACGAAGCTCGCGCAGACCTTCGAGGGTCAGGCAAACTGTATTTTAGGCATAGGTTGAGAAGGAGGCAGGTGAAATGGGATTGCGTAAGAGCGGCAAGAACGCGCTGATTCAATTGGTTGAGGTGGTGGATGAGGTCGAGGGTACGCCCTTCGACATCAGCGGTATTGGAACGGATGGGCGCAGCCGCGCCAATGCGTTTTCATTCAACATCGAAGGCACGGTGGTAGATGCTGATGGCTACAATCAGCCGTATACCGAGCCAGTGCCCGTAGGTCAAAGCCGCGTAAGCGGTTCGATGACGGTGTACTACAACGGCGAAGCCAGCGATGTGAACGAAACGTTGTGGGACATTTACGAGGCGCAACACGTGCCCGATAGTTGCACCGACCCGGCAAACTATACCATCAAGATCATGCCTGAGGGCGATTGCGATGGTAAGGAGCTGTGGAGCGTTACGGGTTTCGTGTTGGAAAACCTGGATATCCAGATGCCCCACGATAATCTGATGCAAATCGCGTTCAACTGGCGCGGTTGGGTGCCAACCCGTTCGACGATCTCGGGAACCTGAGATGTACCGGGTGTTGCGTAATCTGGCGCTGGCTGTACCCGGCGGTGGTCACCGGATTGTGCGCATCGATGCGCCGTTCGATCCCGCCTGGGTAAGCGCTGCCGGGTTGGAGCGTTTGCTGAAGCGCGGGTACATCGAAACAGTGGCGGTAGAAGCCGCAGCCATCCAGGATGTGGGCGCTGCGGTAGCCGCAGCGGACGCTGCAATCTGGAACACCACAGAGGTGGGCATCACCGGGATTCGCGGCATCGGCAAAGAGCGCGCCAAGGTGTTAGCCGAGCTCGGTTTAGGCACACTGGAGGCGCTGGCGCAAGCGACTCCAACCCAGCTGGAACAATTACAGGACCGCGGGATTACCGCGAAACAGTGTGCGGCGTGGCAGGCGCAAGCGGCAGCGTTATTGCGGCCTGCCGGCACATTGGCCACAGGAGGAACGTGTGAACGATGTAGCTCCAAGAAAAATGCCCGTCATTAGCCGGCGCATTGAAATTGCGGAGGGGCCGTATGCCGGTTGGTGGGCTGAAATGCAAGTCAATCCGCCGCAGCGGGTCATCTCCGAGTTGATCAAGGGCGACACTGACCTGAGCAGCGTCAGCGGGTTGATCGTGGAATGGAACTTCGTGGACTTCGAGGGTCAGCCACTCGACCCCAAGGCGCCGCTGGAGGAGTTACCGTATGACCTGATGCGCGCGCTGTTGCCAAAATACCTGTACGAGGTGTTCCACCCCTTTTGGCTCAACGGAGCGGGCGGAGATCATTGAGGCGTTGACGATTGGCGGCAAGGCGCCGCCGATACTGATCAAGGCGCTGGTCTGTGAACGGATGCACTGGACGCTGACCGAGTATGACGCGCAGCCCGCGAATGAGCTGGCGGCGTTGTTGGAGATTTGGAATATCCAGGAATCGCTAAAGCCGCATAAGTGAGAGCAGGGGTCATGAGTCGAAAATCTGAGCTAAATGACGGAAGGACTTGTGACTCCTGCTTGTTGTAATGGCTGTTAATCGGCCTTAAACGCGGTTTATCGCATGATGTGACCCGCTACAGGCGTGTTATGGATGGGTTTGCGGGGGTAAAAAACAGCAGCTATGGCGAAAGAAAATACACTCGAAATTAAGGTTTTAGCCAAGAACCTTGCCAAAGAGGCGATGGATCAAGCTCGTAAGGACTTACAAGAGCTGGGCGAAGCGGCAAAGAAGAGCGGCGAGAAGGGCAAAGAGGCCAAGGGCGGTTTTGAGAGTCTCAACAATGCATTTAAGTCCTTCGTTACGGCGGCGGTCGTCAAGCAGCTGGCGCAGGCCGCGTTGGAGCTGGGCAAACTAGGAGTCCAAGCCGCGGCGGTGGAGCAACGCTTCTATGCTTTTGCTGGCGGCTCACGTGAAGCCGAGACCGTGCTCAAGGCGGTGATGGCCGCTACGGATGGCACGATTGATCGTATGGGCGCTATGCAGAGCGCCACCAAGTTGATGCAAATGGGCCTGGCATCCAATGCCGACGAAGCCGCGCGGCTCATCAATATGGCGGCGCGCCTCGGCGATCAGACGCTGAGCACCTCGGAGCGCGTGGATGATTTCGCGGCGATGCTGGCTAACCAGAGTATTCCGCGATTGGACAACTACGGTATGTCATCCGGCAAAGTGCGCGCGCGCATCGATGAATTGATGGCGAGCACCGAGGGCATGACGCGCGAACAGGCTTTCTTACAGGCAACTCTGGAAGAAGGCGCTATTGCCATGGAGAAGCTCGGGGACGCCGGTTTAGGACAACTGCAAAATCTTGACCGCCTGAGCTCGGCCTGGAAGGATTTTAAGGTCACCATCGGGAATATTGTAGCTCCGGCGTTGACCGATGGCGCGGAGTTACTGACGAAGAACGTGCGGACGCTGGACCAACTGGCGCAGATTGTGCGCTTTGCCCGTCAGGAATATGGTTTCTTCAATGGTACGCTCCAGGCACTCTTCTCCGTGTTGGGTATCAACACGGAGATGATGAAAGATGCGGAGCTCAACAATGCCGCTGTAGCAGCAGGCACGCTCGCATTGACGCAGGGCTATTCAGATATAGGCATGGCGGCACGCCAAACGGCCACCGATGTGGGCGCGGCGACTGAAGCTGTGATTACCAACTACGGCAGTATCGAATTTGTGGCCGAAGCCTCGAAGAAAGCATACAGCGATCTGCAGGCGGCAATTGCGGGGGCTTTGGGTAAGGAGATTGCCGACTTCAACAAGCAGCAAGAGGAAACGCGCGCCAAGGCTGACGAGATTCGGGAGGCTATGGAGCGCATTAAGGCCGCGGGCCCACTTACAAAGGCAAAGAAAGCCGAGCTAGCTGAACTTGTAGAAGAACTCGACAAAGTCAACGCTGCTGTAGAAGAAAACGCTGCTAAGCACGAAGAAGCAACCCGGCGCATTATCTTTGGCTTCATGGAACAGCGCCTCGCCATGGATGGCTTGACGCAGGCTGAGTTGATGGCCTTACAGGAAGTCGCGTTCAACTGGGGCCTGGTAGATACCGCTACATACACCGCCATGATGGGCATCGATAACGTAGCAACCTCGTTCGAGAATGGCAAGATCAAGGCTGAAGACCTGGGTAAGGCGTTGCTGTTTGCGACGGATTCCATGGTGAATATGCCCACCGAGCATACGTTCACGTTCAACTGGAATCAAACTGGCACGCCCCCGCCGAATGTGCTTTTGGAGCCCAGCCCGGGCTTCGATATCCCGAATATGTACGCCAGCGGTGGCGTGCAACAGCAAAGCGGTTGGGCGATGGTCGGTGAGCAGGGACCGGAATTGACCTGGTTGCCGCGGGGAGCGCAGGTCTTCAGCGCCCCGGAGACTGAGCGCATGTTGCAGAATGGTGGGGTAGGGGGAACTGTCAATGCCCCGGTGACGGTATACGCCAATGTGGCGGGAAATGTTGACATTGATTTGCTCGCCCGGCGGGTGAGTGAGGAAATCGGGCGACGGGTCGCCAACCGGAGGGTGAGCTGATGCTAGAACTAGAGCTTGCACGGCGCGAATTTACGGCGGATGGCGAGACGATCACGGCGACGCCGGTCACGCCGACCGCCAAGGTCCTGGAGTATATTCCACAAGATGTGAGTTACCAGGTGTGGACGACGCACGGTGACCGTCCTGGAGCGACGCCCACGCGGCACATTGCGGGAAATGTGGTGGAAACTCTACGCATTGCCGTGGCATGTGATGCGCCGGGGGCTTTGCGCGCCTTTGCCGCGGAACTGGAACGCGCCTTGCTCTGGCACGAGCAGAAGCGCGAGGATATGACGCCCTTCATCCGCGTGCGCGACGATGAGCGTTATCCACCGGGTATCTGGTTTGAGTCGCGCCTTGTGGGTGGGCGCGTGGAGTTGGAGAACAGCGCCGGGCGGGTATTAAAACTGACGCTGGAACGTTTTCCGTATTGGGAAGGCGCCTGGACGCGCCTGGCAGTAAAAAACAATCGTACGGAAGAATTGCAGCCGGAGGGCGTGGAGTTCGACTACGACGGTTGGGCGACGTTCGGCGCGGTGACGAATGCCGACGATGCCGACCCGCTGCGCGATAACTGGTTGATGTTGCAGGCGCCACCCGGTGACGTGCCGGCGCCCTTGCGGATTCGCATCCAGAACGATTATGCGACCTCGCGCCTGGCGACGGTGCGCATGGGCTGGTACGACCGGCAACAGAATCTCATCCTCGAAGGCGAAGATGGCCTCCTGGCTGGCGCGGGTACCGTAACCATAGCCCCGCAGTACAGCAATGAGCAGTATGCACTCGCGCAGAACTTTCGCTGGATCGTGCCGCAGGAACTCTACCGCGATTTCGTGGGACCGTTTCGCGTGTGGGCGAATGGCTCCCTCTATGGCTCGACCTGGCGGTTTAGCGCGGGCTACGAGCTGACGCGCCAGCAGTACGGCACGCGCGCTGCGGTGGACGGTGTCAATGGTTGGACGGATCTGGGACAACTGCGGCTGCCTGCAGGGGGCTATCGCACGCCTTCGCGTTATCCAGCGGCTTTCTGGCTGGATGGTTCCGGGGATGGCGCGCTCGACTATATCGTCTTGCAGCCGGTCCATCAGCACCGGCGGTTGACCTTCCAGGGCTACAACTGTCTGCCAGGGGCGTGTATCGTGGATGATCCTGAGCAAGGACCGTACTACGAATACTCTGGGGAGAAAATCCAGGTGCTGAACGCCTGGGGCAACCCGCTGGAAGCCTGGCCAGAGGGGCTGTTACCGTTTCAGGGTATCGAAACGCCGCACTATCAGACGTTGATGTTCATGCTGACCAGCGACACCGGCAGCGCCGCGGCTGATCGCAGCGCGCTAGTCGAAGTCTTTGCGCGCCCGAGGTACAGAGTCTTGCCATGACCATGCAGATTTTGATTATCACCGAGCAGTGGGGCCGGCTGGATATTACCGAACAGGTCAGCAGCTGGAACTTTGATTCCCGTGAGGGCGTGGGGTGGGGCACTGCCAGCGCCACGCTAGATGGTCCGCTGATCGAACAATGGCCTTTTTTGGAACACCAGGCGGAAGACGCGCTCGAATTCTTCAGCGACGAGGCAGTCTGGCGCGGGAAGTTGTCTGGGGCTGAACTCGATGAAACCGGGGCACTGACCCTGCTCGCTGAGGGTGCGGGGTTGCGCTTGCGCGACGTGGGCGTGTGGCGCAGTTTCAGCGACGCCAGCGTGCAATGGTGGACTCCAGACGGCGAGGCTCCCGCGGGCTTCGAGGCGGATAACAACAATCGCGTGTACGTAGGCGCCGATGGCGAGGGCTTTGTCAATGGCGCGGAATACGCGATGGTCTATCCCGAGACGGGCGTGGACCTGGGCGCGGATATTGCGCGCCTACTGGCTACCGTGCTCTTCGAGATTATCACGGGAGATTGGATTGCCGAGCTGCGGCAAGCCGATGGCACGGTGTTGTGGACGACATCTACTAGCATGGCGCAAGCCTACCAGCTGTTTCTCGATACACCCACCGGTGGCACGTTCAAGTTGGGCGATGGCGACGGCATCGAGACCGGCGCGCTGGCCTACAACGCCAGCGCCGCAACGATTGAGACCGCGTTGCGCTCGGCTTACAGCGATGCCGGCATCACGGTGGTTAGTGATGTGGATTTCCTCATCACCTTTCCCACCGGGCACGCAGGCGCGTTCCAGATCACCGATGACGCGCTCACCTACGCGACTACCGGAGAGGCTGCCTGCACGCAGCAGGCTGTAGATGGCGTAGAGCTCGATCTCACCGTTGCGGATACCGGGCTGGTGTTGGCGTTGCGCAAGGATGGCGACGGCGACGGCGCGGCTTATGTGCGTCTGACTGAGGTAGTGGTACAGACGTTAGCCGATGCCACCAACAGCCAGGTTGCGGAGGAAATCCTCAGCGATGCGGGCTTTGCCGCCAGCGAGGTTACCGAAAGCGGCTTACTGACCAATCGCGCCGTGTGGCAAAAAGAAAGCCGTTTGCAGGCGCTAGAGGAAATGGCGCAACTGGGCGATGGCACGAGTTCCTGGCTGTTCTGCGTATACGAGACCCCGCAATTCGGTCCCTGGACGGAGGAAGCCACGTGGGAACTACGCCGCGAGGATTTGAGCCGTTGGAAAGTGTCCTGGCGGCGTGACGCGGTGCGCAACGCCGTGCGCGCGCGGCTCTCCGATGGCTGGCTCTCGGAATGGTTGGAGGATGCTGATAGCATTGCCCGCTGGGGCCGACGCGAGGAAGTGCTCGAATTACAGGATACCACGCAGGCTGAGGCCTTGCGTCTGGCGCAGGTGTATCTCACCGAGAAGGCGGAAGCTTTAGCGGGGCTGAACCTTCAATCTGATGCCTACTGTCGCACGCCTGATGGAGCAATCCATTCGGCGTACTTGATTCGCGCCGGCGACCTGGTCCGCTTGCGGGATCTGATTCCAGACCAGGATTTGGAGATTCGCGTGGCGGAAACCCGCGCCACAGCAGAGGGGGTGGAAGTGATCCCCGCGGGCCAGGATGACCGGTTGGAGACGATTCTGGCCGCGCAGGAACAGCAACTCCAGAAGGCAGAGACCGAGGCGCGCGCGACATCCGGCGGCGGTGGCGGTAGTAGTAGCAGTACCGGTGCAACTACTGTCCACGATCAGGTAACTCTGGGCGCCGGCAGCGCGGCAGAGCTGATGCTCTCCGGGCAGGAGTTGACGCTCGCGGCGGTGTTGACACCCACAGAGCACAGTGCGATTGGCGACGGCAGCCCGCATCACGCGGCGGTGACGTTGAACGCGGCAGCTGATACGGTATTCAGCTTGAGCATGCAGCAACTGGGGCTGGACACGCAGGCGGCGAACCGGGTACTGGCGGGACCTGTGAGTGGCGCTGCGGCGACGCCGACGTTCCGGGCATTGGGAGCCGGAGACTTGCCGTTATATTGGGCTGAAACAGGGATTGATGATACAGCTGTCACGGTAATTGCCAATGGCACGGGTGATGTAACTAAGGTCTTGACAGTGCTGTATGCAGTCAGCGAGATTAGTGGCACACAGAGAGGTGGTGGTGTGGCGACATTGGAGCCTGGTTATGCAGTAGTGCTTTGTGATGACGGCACAGACAGACTGACGTTGAGCTGTGCGGCAGATGGCTCAGTCACGCTGGCGCGCACTGCTGGGACAGATACCTTTGCAGCATGCCTATGGATGGTGTGGTTGTGAGCAATTTTATAAGCAGTCGGGCTTACGATGATATGCAGGTGGAAATATCGCTGGCCAAAGTTCCTGCAAGCAATGCGCCTACATGGACTACATACAGTTTTGGCATTGGCGGGGGTATTGCTTTCGCGGTGCTTGGTTTTGGTGTGGGGGAATATCTTGATTTCTATATCCAGACCAGTCACTCGATGGAAATCAATAGCATCCTGGATAATCATATTCACTGGACTGTTCCGACAAATGATACTGGGAAGAAGTTCAAATTCCAGCTTGATGTGATTGCCGCGGGAGTTAATGAGGCGTTTGCTGTACCTACAGGGAGTCCATTCTCAGGAGAGCATACTTTAGATGGGACCGAGAGCGGCAAGCACAAACTCATGGAACTGGCAGAGATTCCAGGAGTGAACTCCACGGTTTCGAGCATCTATGTCTGTCGTCTTACACGTATTGCGGCATCCTCAAACGAGTATGGCGGTAGCGTGTATGTGCTTTTTGATGATTCACATTACGTCAAAGACTCTGTGGGAAGTATCACGGAGTACACGAAGTAAGCGGAGGATTTCTGATGCTAGTATTAGCCTGGACGCTCAAAGAGTTCGAGACCACAGCCCGCAGGATCGCCGGGCGGGACGCGCATGTGATCAGCTTTGCGGCAGGCAGCGGGATGCCGATGCCTACGAGCACAACGCCGGCACCTGGTAGCATCAGCACTCAGTACGACCTGGTGTATGTGTTCTTGCACCCAACTGCTGATGGACAAGCGTTTACAGATAGTGCGGGGCGGGTCGTGGTGCGCCCGGAGATGATCCGCATGCGCAGCGATCTGCGGGGCGCCGTGGTGTTCCTGGGCGCATGCAACGGGCTGGAGAACACGACGCTCCTGGATGCCTTCCGCGATGCGGGCGTGGCGGCGATCATCGCCGCGCCGGGGGTCAACTACGGCGGGGGTTTTGCGGGCGCGGATGTGCTGGCGCTGGCATTGCGCCTGGCGCTACAGGCAGGCTTGCCTATCCGGGCGGCGTTCGCTGCAGCCAGGAGCTACACGACGCTGGCCGCTCGCGCCGGGGCGCAGCAGGTAGGGGATGCGCTGGAGTATCAGCTGTTGCCGGGGCAGCAAGTGGCAGGGACAGCGCCGAAGAAGCCTGAGTTGTGGAACAAGCTGCTCACAGCGGTGAGCGGGGTGGTGGGGTTGGCGCTCTTGCTGCTAGGGCTGGTGTTTGGCTGGCTCGCTCCGGGACCGCTGACACAGTTCTCGCCACTCTCGCCGCTGCCGCTGCCAGAGGAGATCTACACATGGGATAAGACGCTGTCTGTGAGCGGCGTGGCGACGGATACGGTCCCGGCGTTGGATTTCGCCTACAGCGCTATCGTGACCGATACCGATACAGTGACCGTGGTGGATGCGGTCGTGGTGAATCCCTATTACTCCGGTTTCGGGCCGGAGGTCATCACGTACACATTGACAGAGCGATGGTCGGATTCGTTGGCGCTGGATACGTTCACGCACACGGTAGGGAGCGTGGTGACCGGCACTCGCGCCATGACCTGGACGGTGGGCACGGATCTTGCCGATGCAGGACTGATCACGCGGACGTGGACGGTAGCACCTGGCGCATGGACATGGGATGCGATCACGGAGACGTTGACGGTGAGTACCACCAGCGCCGTCAAGACCGTGTATGTGGGTCACGTTGGAGCGTGCCTGCCGCCGGTGGCGCTGGCGCTCGAAAGCGATTATGACTATCTCAACCAGACGGACACATTAACGGCGTGGGCGCTAGGTTCGACGCCACTGACGTATACGTGGGCATTTGGAGACGGCAACAGCGATACCACTGGTATTTCGACCACGACGCACGTGTACACCGCGACGGGGACGTTCTATCCGGCAGTGGAGATCGCTGGTTGTAGCGGCATCACCGATACGGTGAGTGCGACGGTGCATATCGCCGCGGAGACGCCAACGCCGACAAGCACCACCGCGCCAACTAATACGCCCTCGCCTACGTTGACCCCTACAGCGACGCCGACGCCGCGCTACACGCCGCGCCCGTGGCCCACGGTGAGTTATCCCACGGCGACGCCTTGCGTGGGCTTTGGCTGTGAGCCATTGGATGAAGATGCACTGTTGCATTATCGAACATGGCTGCCGTTGATCTTCTATGCGTACAGTCCATAGCCGCTAACAGTTATTAACGGCGGTTATGGTGTTGAAAAGCGGCTCTGCGGAGCCGCTTTTGCTATCCCTGGCGCAGTATAAAACGGCTGTTAATGTGGTTGTAGCAGGGTGGGCGATTTGCAAAATGAGACTGCAAATAGCACGCCTGTCTCTGAAAGCGTGGCGACCTCTCTGAGGCGTTTTGTGCGCACAAGTGCAATTATGCCGAAACCGCGTCAAAACGCGCTACAGAGGCTCACAGAAGGTGCTGCTATCGAAGAAACCGTCGACGGTTTCTTCGATAGTACTACCGGTGATACTACAGACGCCAGTTATCCACCGGTGAAGCGCGCTTGTGCCCCTCGTCCAGGTCCACCTGCGCAATGTGGAGATAGCGGCGCACCATCTCCATGGTAGTATGCCCAAGCAGGTCCTGGAGGGTGAAGGGATCGCCGTGGTTGCGGATGAACTGCACGGCAAAGGTATGCCGGAAGCGGTGGGGGTGGGCATTGCGGACGCCGGCGCGTTCGGCGATGGCGGCGATCACGCGCCCCAGGCGGTGCCGGGTGAACTTGCGGTCCTCGTCGGTGATGAACAGGGGATCGCCCAGGCTGGCATCGGAGCGCTCGGTGAGATAACGCCAGATCGCCTCGGCAGTCCTGGCGCTTATGCGCACCTCGCGTTCTTTCTTGCCTTTGCCGAAGACGTGTAAGTGACGGGACTTGAGATCGGCATCGGCAATGGTCAGATCGCACAGCTCCGAGGAGCGAATACCGGTATCCACGAGCACGAGGATGATAGCGCGATTGCGTTTCTCGTGGCGCAGGGAGTGACTGGTCGTGCGCTTGCCAGGGCGGTCGTAGGCTTTCGACGTGCCCAGGTTGTTGAGCATGGCGCGCACCTCTGCCTCAGTGAAAGGCTCGATGATACGCTCCTCGGGCTTGGGACGGGGGATCTGCCGCATGAGATGCTCGCGCACGATGGGTGGCCGGCGCGAGGTAGCCCAGGTGTAGAACGATGACAGGGCGGTGTGATAGTTGAGAATGGTCTTGTCTGAGACTTCCTCGCCCGCTTCAGCCAGGAAGCCTTCGATGTCTTCGACGGTAAGTGCGGCGACGGGGGGATCGTGCGGAAAGTGCGCTTTGAGCAGGTTGAGGATGCGGGTATAGCCGGTGATAGTATCGGGTGTGAGACGCCGCGCCGCGATGTGGAGCAGGTAGCCCTCCACGGCCTGAGATAACGTCATGATTCTGGTATCCATCCTCTGTACCTCCGGTTGGTTGTTAGGGGCTTGTCATAAATGAAAACGTGTTTCCATAAACCGCAGGGCGCTATTCCATTTCGAGAATTTGTACCTCTGGTAGACCGTAGAAAGAGCGTTTTTGAGTGCCTGGGGTACACGGTCTTGGCTTTTTCGAGAGACCGTGTACCTTAGGTTGTCAAAAATACCCCTGCCAGGACTCGAACCTGGAACACAGGGTTTAGGAAGTTTGTTCTATGTTTAGGCAACCAGAGGGCGCAAAAACCGTGTTGGTGGCGAGACTTGGTGCTTGTGGTAGAACGCGCATTTAGACGTGTGGTAGGCTAGTTTTGCGCTGTTAATGTGGGTAGGCGCTTTTGGGTATGATAGCGGTTTAGCCTCCTTTCACGACCAGGTCGCGGGTGGCTTATGGTGCAATAACTGCATCCCGTGGGATGCAGTTATTGTAGTTACTGCCCTATAGTTGCTTTACGGGTTGTTCGCGAGCAGTTGGATGATCTGGTTGTTTTGCAGAGCCATCATTTGCAGGGTGAGTAGTGTGTGTTCTGCAGCAAGTAGTTGTTGTTCTGCGATGCGTTCGACGGAGGGGTTATCATAGGCTGCTGCGTGATAATCGCTGATGATCTCGTCAATCATTTGCTGCTGGTTGGATATCACGGTCTGGATTTTTTGCACACGGGCATTGCGCGTTTGAGAGAGCATAACCGCATCAACGGTGCGGTAGATCTCCAGCCCCAATAGCAATAGCAGCAGGACGGCGATAATGCGCAACCAGGTGAGGTTGGGATTACTATGGCTGATAGCTGGGGTTTCTGTCATGGGTAACTCTCCTTTCGCTATAGGTCTAGGGTATTCTGGATGGCGGTAGGCGTGGCTTTGGTGGCCTGCTGGAAGGTGCTGTGACTGGGCGGTAGTTTGGGTGTCATGCCATCCAGCAGATCGGCGATGGTGAGGATTTGTAACCTGGGATAGTCACGCTTCCAGCCGGGCGAGGTGTAGAATCCGGCGCTGACGGCTTCAGTTTCCATGTCGCGGGTGGGTGGCTCAAGAGTGAGGAAGATGCCCACAACTGCGCCCTCACGCTCTATAACGCCGCGCAAGTCGCGGATGTCGCCGCTCTTGACGTGACCACTCTTAACCTGCACGAGGGCGCGTTTGGGCTTGCCGGTAGCGTCATCTATGAAGGTGATGACGCCATCCACGCCGCGATCTGCGCCGCGTTTGCCCTGTTTGCTGCCAACATCTGCACCGAGCGGGCGCGCGCCGATGAGGGAAAGCGCCCAGAACTGGAACTGAAAACGATCCTCCTGTGCTAGTTGCCGCGCTGCACCCATAGTCTGCGGTTCCCCGATCACGGCATAGTCTGTGCCGGCGACCAGGTCAAACATATCCTTGAGGCGGTTCTTCTGCAGGGCGATGGAGAGATGCGTCACGTCGATGCCGATCCAATGACGCTCCAACTGTTGGGCGGCGACGATGGCCGTGCCACAGCCACAAAACGGATCGAGCACCAGGTCGCCAGGGTTGCTACTGGCGCTGATGATGCGCTCCAGGAGGGCGACAGGCTTCTGGGTGGGGTAGCCGAGGCGTTCAGATGAGAGATTATGCATAGTCCTGATATCAGTCCAGATGTCTTGCAATGGGCTACCAGGCGTATCTTCGGGGTAAATTTTGAGACGGGGCATACCTCCTTCCTTCTTGGGCCAATGGATTCGTCCTTGTGCGTCTAGTTCATCCATTTTGTTCTGCGTCATTGCCCAACATCTGCTAGGGGGAGGTCTAATCCCCTTCCATTCATATAGTTGTCCACTTGAGGCTCTTTGCATAGAAGCAGTAAGATCGCGTCGAGCATATTTGCGACCTTCTTGATCAACTTGATCAAAGAACGTTCCTATGTATTCGTCATCATGTGGTGTGTACTGCTGATTCCAGGTAAATTTATCAGACACAGTATAGAAGAGCAATACATCATGTATTGTCCCGTATTTTTGTACGACATTGGCATGCGCCGATGTGCGTTTCCAGATGATCTCGTTGCGGAAGTTCTCAGGTCCAAAGATGGCATCGAGGATGATCTTGAGATAGTGGCTGGCGGTGGGATCGCAGTGGAGGTAGAGGCTGCCGGTGGGCTTGAGCACCCGGTGCAGCTCGACCAGACGGGCAGCCATCATGACGAGGTAAGCCAGCATCTGGTTGGTGCCGACGAAGTCCCGCAATGCGGCGATCATCCGGCTGACACGGTCGGGGGACTCTTGCACCAGGTCGGTGTAGATACGCTCCGCGGAGGCGCCCCAGTGCCAGGTATCATCGAAGGCTTTGATCTGGGCATCGGAATCGGCGCCGCTTTCGTCCTGGAAGAGGACGTTGTAGGAGCGGTTGGAGTTGAAGGGCGGGTCGAGGTACACCAGGTCAATGCTGGCCGCCTGGATGTACTCCCGCAGGATGGGGAGGTTGTCGCCGTAATAGAGTGTGTTTTGCATAGTACGTAAATGCGTTTCTACGAGATCAACGTAGTGCGAATTACAGTGCTCATCGATAGAAGCACCGGCAACCGTCCGGCGCTGTGCAAGCTGGATGTGGCAACATGGGAGCATCGGCGGCGGTGTACGAGCGGCTTGCATACGCGGCGCAGGTCGGGCAGACGTGAGCATCGTTGGCGGTGGAGATTTCGAGAGTTTGCTGGAAGCGTTTGGCTTCCTGAATCGCTGCGCCACAATGCCCCAGGCTTCCGAGCAGGCGCACGTAAGTCTTTGCAGGTCGGGATAGCGCCTCTGCGCTATCGCTGATGCCCAGATGTTTCAGAATGGCAGTGGTATTGTCGGGCCAGAGTGTGGACGCGGCGCCGGCAAGGATGAAGGGCTGCTGGAACTGCGTCGGGATCTCGGCGATGATCCATGAGTCTGCGGCATGTTTCAGGATGTAGGTCGCTTGACCTGCATAGGGGATTACTCCGCTGCCGGTGTAATCTATGCCCATGCCAGGGCGATAGGGTTCCGGTAGCCAGGCGTAGTAACGGTTAATGGCGCTGCAAGCCTGCCGCACTTGCTGCTGTTGCAGGTATTGGATGCTCGCGTCGAGGGCAAGGTGTTCGCGCTGGTCACATTCGGTGATAAAGGCTTCGGCCTTGGCGCGTCCGGCATCCGTGACGTAGTAGGCATTGGCGCCAGCCTCCGCGGCGATGCTGGCGGCCAGGGTTGGCGCTCCTTCGATAAGCCGCTGTATCAGGTCGGACTTGTTACCCGCAACGCGCAAGCCAGCAGTCTTGAGCGCGGTTTTGAGTTCTGTGACCTTAGCGCATTCGAGTCCTTCGGCAGTGGTAAGCGTGCGCAGTTCCCCTGCAGTAAGCAACCGAGCAATGATATCAGCATAGGGCTTCTTGAGGTGCGCTTCCCAGGCCTCACGCGCCGTGCGAGCGTGAATCTCGCTAGGTTTGAGAAAGCGCGTGAGTATCGCTGCACGTGAGCGTTCCGCCTTGGGCATGGGATTATCGAAGAAACCGTCGACGGTTTCTTCGATAGCGGGCGCCGGTGGTGGCGGTTGCGGCGGCGCTACAGGCTCTCGTTTCTTGAACAGCGATTTCAGGAATGTCATGGCTATGACTATTTAACTGCTGTTTTTGATTCATGTAAAGCGCCTCGAAAATGACCTTCGGGGCGCTTTTGATTGCGATTATGAGCCATTAAGGCTAATTAACTGACCTTTTAGATCAGGATAGCAGAAAGCTCAGGCTGATGTGAATCTTCTCGTCGTAGAGAAATACCCAGTTGCGTTTCACGGGCCGGTAGTGTTTGAGATGCCAGAAGAATCTGAATCTTGTTCCGCGGTGGTTTTGGGTTCGTTGTAGTTCATGTATTAGTTGGGTTTCTAGTTCTACAGGTGTCATGATCGTCCTAGGATTTGAGTGGGGCTGGTAGTAGTCCATTGCGGCGTTCCTGCAGGATGCGCTCGCGTTCTTCGCGGGAATCGTTGAGGGATTTGAGATAGTGATAGGCTGTGACGCGATCCTCGTAGTTCAATCTCCGCCATTGTTCGAGTAACGCTTGAATCTCCGCATCTTCATCCGAAACTGGTGGAAGCATATCGGCAAGTCTGAATATCGCTTCTGCCGGTTCTCCGAACACCTTGGCTATGGACATGCAAACTTCGGCGTTCGGTTTCACATCGCCATTTACTATGCGCCCTGCGTGTGTATGTGATATTCCCAGGCGTTTAGCAAGATGACGGATTGACCAGCCGTTGTATTCGAGCTTTTCGTTCAGCCAGGTTGTCAGTTTGTCACTCATTAGTTACAGTATCGCATATCTGACGGCACTTTTTGGTTCAATGCTGGATTTGGGTATTGACAAACTTTAACAAGTAAGTTACAATAATGGCATTGAAAAGTTCCATTTTTGAAACAGGATGTTTCAAGCAAGGAGGTCCGATATGGCGGACATGGTAGGTGCAGGGGTATATCTGAAATCTGAGACGATGGCGGCGCTCGATGCGTGGGCGCAGGATGAAGGGCGCAGTCGGAACAATCTCATTCAGCGCATTTGTGACGAGGCGTTGCAGCGCCGGAATTCGATTCAACGCCTGGCGCAAGCGGTGCGGGAGATCAAGCCCGTCCCAGACGGCAACGTGACGCCCGGCGAGGGCTGGGGCTATCCGGTGGCAAACGAAGGTTAGCGGTTCTCCTCCTTGGTGGGCTGCCGGACCGGTCAGCGGGGGCTGGTCCGGCAGCGAAGGGGGAAATGGAGTAAACGCGATGACAGAGCAGAGATTGGCAGAACTGGTAGCGAGAATGCGGGAAGCGCAAAAAGAGGCGCGCTACTGGCGTGACCAGCAGCACTACATCGCCGCCCGGCATCTGGAGCGCGAAGTGGATGCGCTGCTGCTGCAAATCATCCATGAGCGCCAGGCATTGCCATCCCCGCAGGAGCAGGCATGAGCGGCGAACTGCAGATCGGCGCGTGGTATCACTTCTGGAGCACCACGGTGCACCAGGGGGTGATGGACTACGGGCAGCTGGTCAAGGTGCTCGACGGGTTTTGCACGTTTACGAATGCGGTGAGGACCACCAGTGTACCGGTGGAGTTTGTGGTGAGTGAGTCTGCCCCGTGCGTGACAGGCGATGGGCAATCGGGACAGTCCGAGGCACTTCCCATCAATCTCGGATAGACGGCGGGGCGGACTCACAGGAGTGAAAGATGGCAAAGCGAATGACGATGCGACCGAAACAAAAAGCCTTGACGGATGACATGATCCGGCTGATCGAGCAGCAAGCGGCAGGCGTGGAATCGTTCACGTTGCCGGGTGAGGTGGTGGTGGAGCTGGCGCGGAAGGCGCGGCAAGCCACAGTGTTGAATCCAGCGGCGGCCAGCAATGGCGCGGCTGAGGAAGTGGTGGCGTTCTTGACGCCGGCGCAACGTGCAGAATTGTGGGCAGTGCTGAGCGCACAGCGAGGATAAAAAAAGGGCCCCAGGGGCGCTCCTGGGGCCAGTCTCGTCCCCCCAACCGGATTGAAGGAGGAACTGATGGACACTCTTAGTGTACAACAAACGACCACCGAAGTCAAGCAGGGTTTGACCTGGACGGTGGCACATTTCGTGGATGACTTTGTCGCGTGGCTGGGTGAGCAAGACCGGAGCCCGGCGACAGTGCGCGCTTACGCGATCGGCGTGCGCACTTTCGAGACGTGGTTCAACGACCGGACAGGGCAACCCCTGGACCCGGTGCAGATGACGCCCCTGGATATCAAGGCCTTCCGCGAGCACCTCGTCAACACGGCGAGACTAAAAACGGCCAGCGTGAACAACTACCTTGCCGGCGTCCGCGCCTTCTGCAAGTGGGCGCAGAGCGCGGGTCTAGCCCAACACGACCCTGCAGCCAACATCAAGATGTTGAGGCAAGCTCCGCGCGCCCCAAAGTGGCTCGAAGGACCGCAGCAGTTTGCTTTGCTCCGGGAGACGGAGAAGGCGGTGCAGCTGAGCGACCTTCGGGCTAACGGCGATATGACGCATCCGGCAGCGGTGTGGGCGCGCCGGGACCGGGCGATCGTGCGCCTGCTCTTAAACACGGGGTTGCGCTTGTCTGAGGCGACGGCGCTGCGCATCGAGGATGTGAAGATCGCCCCCCGATCGGGCGAGGTACGGGTACGCCGGGGCAAGGGCAGCAAGAGCAGGACCGTCGAACTCAACAAGGACGCGCGCGCGGCAATCAGCGCGTGGCTGGAAGTGCGACCTTCTGGGGGCGAAGCGCTGTTCGTCTCACAGAAGGGTGGGGCCTTGAGCGCGCGGGCGCTTTCGGAGGTGGTGCGGATTCTGGGCGAGGCTGCCGGCATCGCCGACCTGCACCCGCATCTCTTGCGCCACAGCTTTGCGAAGAACCTGGTCAACCAAGGGGTGGGCTTGGAAGTGGTGGCCGACTTGTTAGGCCACGAGAACCTTGAGACGACGCGCATCTATACGACGCCCAGCGCGGCAGATCGCCAGCGGGCCGTCGAGAAAGTCAGCTGGGAGGATTAAGCCATGACGACGGGTGTAGTACCGTGGATTTGCCCCCAATGTGGGCGCGAGGTGGGCTGCGTGAATGCCGGGCAGCCGATGGAGCTCTGCGCGCAGTGTGCTGAGGCGCGCGAGGGTGAGACGCGGGTGATGTTGGTCCAACGCTACGACCCAGCAGTGACGTTGCTGCAGGAGATCGGGGCGCTTGCCGAACTGACGTATGCTGAATTGAACCCCTTCGCAGATCTAACATTAGCGCATGACTTCCTGATCATCGTGAAGGCGCTGCTGGAGATACACGTCGCACGTGGCAGCGTTCCGGGCATGGAAGACCGCCCAGAGGCCGTGATGCAGCAAGCGCGGGAATTGTGGGATGGTGTGAAGCAGCAGAAGAAGGGGGCGATCAGGGTATGAGTGTGCTGGCCGGGGTAGCTCAGTTTGATGTGGCTGCCTGGCGGCAGGACCCGGAAACCTGGCGGGCTGCCGTCGAAGGCTGGTTGGCCGCGGGCAGCGTTAATACACAGGCTGCGTATACTACGGCGCTGGCGCAATTCGTAGCCCACCTGGGCTGCGATGGCGACGGGCGCCCCCTGGTAGACGAGGTGATTGATGCGCAACTGTGGCGCGTCACCGCTGCAGATGTGCGCACGTGGCAGCGGGCGCTACAGGCGCAGGGGCTTTCGCCGGCGACGGTGAATAGCCGCATCGCGGGACTATCCTCCTTCTTCCGCTTCTGCCAGGAGCAGGTGGCGTATGTGGACCAGGCGCACGAGGTACACAAGCCGCTGCTGACGGTGAATCCAGCAGCAACGGTACGCCGGTTGGAAGCGCCGCAGTCGCCGCGGGTGGCGCTGAGCGTCGAACAGGCGCGCGCCTTGCTGCGGGTCCCCAATCGCACCACAGTCTCCGGCTGCCGCACCTATGCTTTGCTGCTGGCGTATCTGCTGACCGGGCAGCGCAACTCCGAAATGCGGACATTACGCTGGGGGGATCTTCGACGCGAGGGCGAGGCGGTGCTGTATCGCTGGCAGGGCAAGGGGAAATCAGGGGAGGAGCGGCTGCACCCGGCAGTGTACGCGGCAATCACGGCCTATCTGCAAGCAGCCGGACGGCTGGGGACCATCGCGCCGGAGGAGTTCATCTTCACCCCGCTCGATGCGGAAGCCGCTAAGCGCTTCGGCTATCGGCAGGTCAAGGAGAACCAACCCATCAGCCGGCAGCGCGTCAACCAGATCGTGAAGGCGACGGCGCGGCGCGCGGGTTTGCGCTCCGAGATGATCACGACGCACACGCTCCGGCGCACGGCGGCGCGGCGGTTCTATGAAGCGTCGGGGTTCGACCTCGATGAAACCGCTAAGGTGCTACACCACGGCAGCCCCACGACCACGCGAGTCTATCTGAACCAACCCGAGCGCGAAACTGGCGCGATATGGGAAAGCGTGGCGGCGCTGTACGGGGTCTAGGAGGCGCTTCTGTTACCATAACCACAGTTATGGTAACAGAAAAAAGCCAGTTTAGCCGAGACTGGACCCAGTATTTGAATGTTAAAGAGCACTGTAGTTTGTCGTTGAATCCGAGTAGTTCCTAGTTCATTCTGAGTTTGAGGATAGCACGAGATGGCGGCTGAAACACAAATTACCGTAGATTTCCTGCTGATTTCCCGGTGTTTGGGGGGAGTTCTCTGGGGCGGATTGGTGGCAGCCTTCCTCCAGTTCACGCGCATGGGCAAGTTCATCGCCTCAGAGCGCACGTGGGTCGCGGTGATCATCGGCGTCGGTGGGGATCTGCTCTTGGGCATCGGCGCGGAATGGTGGGTGATCTGGATGATCGTGGCATTCAGCAGCCTGGGGATCATCGTGCGGTCGCTGGTGAATGAGCACGAAAGCGAACCGGCGCTCAATCGTTACAAGACGAAGTGGGCGATGGAAAAGGCCATAGATTGTTGTGGCAACGTCATCGGCGCATTGGATAAGGCGCTGGCTGCCGATGGCGAGGCTAAGCGAGTGCGGTGGATTTCGACGGCTTTGGGTGCGGCGCATCAGGCAAGCCGCGAGGTGACGTTCGCGCGGTACGGCGAGCCGGAGAAATCGAAGTAAGTGAGTCTCGTTCAATCAATCAACCGGAGGTGTGAGATGGTAGAGGCATTGTTGTTGATCTTGTTCAGTATCGCTATGGGCATCATCGCGTTCTACGTGGTTGCCAAGGGCCAGGGTTGGATTTAGCAGGGAGGATACGATGGACGAAGGATTGGCGCGATTGTTGCATGAAGGAGAGCATGTTCTGACGCTGCTGGGCATGGACCGGCAACGGGCGGAAGAAGAGGCTGAGGCGCGTTTCCTGGAAGCGCAGGACCGGGCGTTCGCGTTCACGAAGAAGGCGCTGGAATTGACCCTCGAGGAGTTTGAGGCGCTGGAGCCGGTGTTCCGCACTCCCGATGAGGATTACCACGCGGTGGTCATCTTGCACGCTTTTGGAGCTGCGTTGTGGGTCGAGATTGTCGGTATGGATTTCTTCGAGCCGCGCGACGGCACCGTAAAACTGTATCTGTTCCCCAGTGGCCGGCGCATCAGCTATGTGAGCGCCTATTCACCAGACCGCGCCGGCGTGGCGCAGTGGTTGGTCGGTGAGCGGCGCCAGCAGCAACGGCAAGCCCTTATTCAGGAGGCGCAAGCTAAGGTGTTCGAGCCCTTTGCGTTCTACCGGGTATGGTTTGGGCATGGCGACGAGGAATACCACGACGTGCGCTGTCGCCACACAGCGGGCGTTTTTTCCAACGAAGGGTATGTGACCGTGCATACTTCCTCGCGGATAGTCTGGGTCCCGAACCCTGTGCTGGTCGAAATGATCCATGTGGACACGCCGAACCAACTGCCAGAGTGGTGCCCGTGGGAGCGAGTCGAGGTCATGGGAGAGAAGGTGCTAGTGCGCAAGACGCCGGAATGGGCAAAGGTGCGATAAATGATATGGGGCGGGGTGCATTTCGCATAGCAAGCACCCGCCAGCGGGTTGACCCGTTGAACAACCGTATCTTCCAATCCATAACTCAGAATTAAGCAAAAGTGAAGTGTTAGTCAAGGTGGTAAACCGATGCCAATGACCTGCTGGATTTGTGGGAAAGAGTTCGAGCCCGATCCGGAGCGGTTGCGAGAGTGGGCTGAGAGCGGCGTCCAGTTCGATCCTACGGATTGGGAGTGTCCGGAGTGCCAGGCTCTCTGGAAGAGTGATGCTGAGGTGGCTGATGCCTGACACGCGGCTCTCACCACTGGATGTTGACCTGGGGTTTGACTGGCCGTGCGACCTGAACACGTTCTGGGCGCTGGCCGACAGTGTTGACGACGGGCGTTTACAGCGCCAGGTGGGGCAGGTATTGCGAGCGCGGTACACGCCCGGTGGGCAGTATCGCCGGACGTTCCGTGAGTGTGGGCGCTTGTGGGGCGTGAGCGATCAGCGCGCCCAGAACATTGTCGTGCGCGCCCTGCGCACGATGCGGCATCCAAGCCGGGTACGGCAATATGCAAGAGGAGCAAGGCAATGACGTGGTTAGCGATTGTGGCGGCGTTATTGGTGGGAATCAGCGCGGGTTTCATTCTGTGCTCGGTGCTGACTCTCGGACGTGTGGACGATGTGTTGCACGCGCTGGCGCTGCTGATCGAGGATCCCACGGACCCGGCGCGGGTGCAGAATGCACTGGACGTGTTGCGGGGGTAGGTGCGACATGGCTTATCTTGCAAAGTGCTCACGCTGTGGAAGTTTCTACTGGCTCGATCCTGAAGCGCCTGTAACCGGTATTTGTCCGACGTGTCGTGCAGAGGGTTACGAGCAACAGACAGTACAGCAATCAGAACACGCAGACTCGGATTGGTGCCCTGATTGCAATGGCTTCGGCGCGACTGAATGGGTCGAGGATACCAGCGGCGGGCATTGGGTTTCATGCAAGCGTTGCGGTGGGATGGGCGTTGTTCAACAGGCCGATCCGAGCGTGGTGTACGAACGCTTGTGCCAGGCTACCCGAGAGTTGCGCGAGGCTGCGCTTGGGGCGCTAAACCAGCTCGCAGATGGTCGGACAGGTGAATCAACGGCAACGGCGCTCTGGAAACGGTATGTTGAACTGTCATATCAAGCCAATGTCGCTAATGAGCGTGAGATCGAATATTTCTATACGCATCTCACATTGGTGAGTGCGCTGCATAGGTGCAAGCGCAGTTAAGCGGTATTAGCAGCGGTTTTCGCTGCGGCAAGGCGCCGGAAAGCGCAACCGGAAGCGGTTTAACAGAGTCGAAAAACAGCAGTTAATCAAGCGGAGGAAATGATGGACATCAAGGCGTTTACTTTGGAGATCGTGTTTTTGACGGAGTTGTTGGGGTCGCAGACAACACGCGAGATTGCCAAGGAGCACATCGCGGCGAAGAACGGCATCGAATTGGCTGAGGATGAGGAACTCTCGCTGCCGGAAGAGCTGGAGCGGGGAACCACGGTGTTTTATCGCTATCCGGGCACGGAACTGCCCGCGATGCGCGACTACCAGGTCAAGGGATTCCTGAAGAACGCAGCGAAGGAACTCAACGGCCTCTCCGGGCTACCGAAGAACCTGCGGTCGAAGGTGAACGGCAAGGTATTCGTCACGCCGCGCTGGATGCGGTTGGAGTTGCCGGAAGGCGGGGAGCTGGATTATCTGGAGCGCCCGCTGCTGGCACAGACGGCGCAGGGGCAGCGTGTGGCTATCGCGCGTTCGGAGATGCTGCCCATCGGGACGAAGCTCCGCTGTAGCCTGGAGCTGTTTCCGGGGGATGTGACGGAGAACGTCCTCCGCGAACTCCTGGACTACGGGTTTTACTACGGATTGCTGCAATGGCGGAATGCGGGCTACGGCAAGTTCCGCTACACGCTGACTCAAGAGTAAGGCTAAGGCACGGTTTTGTCACGTCGCGTTTGGCACAGGTCATGTCAAGTATAGTCCAGTCGAGTTCGGCGGTGGTGTTGTAGCGTAAGTCCGAGCATGGCGTGGGTGCTGCATAGTCTAGTCACGTGTCGTTTTGGCAAGGTCAGGTAAGGCGTCGCGCCGGCAAAGTAGAGGACTGCAAAGTCAAGCACGGGTGAGGTTGGGTACTGTAATGCCTCGTGATGGCATAGTTCAGTAAGGTGTGGTGAGGTGAGGTGATGGCACTGTTGCGCCAGGTATCGTGCAGTCCTGTGTGGTCTTGTAGTGGCATAGTCTGGTCTTGTTTGGTTTGGAATCGCAGCGGCATGGTAAAGTCCGGATGGGTTCTGCGACGGTGAAGCTGGGTGTGGTAACTCCGTGTGTTGGCGAGGTTGAGCAGAGTCTAGATGTGCGATGGCGTGGTTATGTAATGTACCCCCTGCAATGGCACTGTACAGTTTGGAATAGTTCTGCGAGGGCAAGGCGTGGTGGGGTGAGGTTGGACATGGCAGCGGTTGAGTCAGGTAATGCTTGGCGGTGTTTCGTTAGGGTGGTGCGAAGCGAGGTCACGTAACGTCTTGCGACGGCGCAGCTTTGAGGCGCAATGCTCTGTGCCGGCAAAGTTTTGTCCAGTGTAGTTACGTAGGGTGGAGGTGAGGATGACACAGTTTTGTTCAGCCTGCGGCGCGCAGGCAACGGAGATGGTGCTGGTAGAGGTGGTGCAGGTGGCACTCCATGGTGGCAGGCAACGCCGCAAGGTCGTGAATCTGATGCTGTGCGAGGCCTGCGCGCAGCGCGCCAGCCGCACGCTGGCACGCGATCACGAGCAGGCGGAGCGGGTAGCGCGCGCCCTCACCGACGAGGGACGCCAACTCCGCAAGGACGAGGCCTGGGCGCGCCGGAAGGCATTCCTGAAGGAACAGGCTGAGGCGGCGCTTTAAGGAGCAGACAATGGCAGCACACAACGATATCGGCGCATACGGTGAATATCTGGTCATGGAGCGTTTGGCGCAGATCGCGCCGGTGGCTCCGGGGCGCGTGGCTGATGTGCGCTTCATGGAGTGCGAGATCGAGGTCAAGGCGGCGCGCCCATCGCGCTACAACGGCAAGCGGGCTTTGGGTTACCAGTTCAGCCTACGCCGGCCAGGACACAGCGAACTGCGCGCGCCGGTGGTCGTGTTGGTGTGTCTGCCATTGTCCTCACCGGAATACACGGCGTTTGTGATTCCGGCGGATAAACTGGACGGGCTGGCAAAGATCGCCGTCCCGCTGGATGTCGAAGGATACGCAGGACTCTGGTCACCCTACCGGGAACGGTGGGAGGTCATTGCAGATTTCGTGGGAGGCAACTGATGGCAATCGTAGCAATCGCAAATCAAAAGGGCGGCGTGGGCAAGAGCACTCTGAGTGTCCACCTCGCCGTTGGAGCGGCACGCAGCGGCAAGCGAGTGATTCTGCTGGATGCGGATCCGCAGGGGAACGCCACCAGCTGGTTAATGGACGGGGAGACCGACGAAGGCGTGTTCCGGCTCCTGATCAACTCCGAGAAACCGCTGCGGGTCGTGCGCCCGCTGGCGCGGTGGGGCTTAGGGATGGTCCCAGGCAACTACCGGACCGGCGAGGCGCTCACCATGCTGGCGGCAGTGGGACGGCTGGCGGAGATTCCCAGCCGGGTGAAGCCGCTGGGACAGGTGGCCGACCTGGTGTTGATGGACATGCCTCCAAGCCGGGCGGCAGGGTTCATGGAACTGTTGAGCGCAGCGGACTGGGTGGTCGTGCCGACGCAGCTGGAAAGGCTCAGCATGGAAGGGGTGGGACTGATGGCGCAGACGGTGGCGGAGATGCACGGGCCGCGGCTCATGGGCGTGGTCCCGAACATGGCGCGGGCGCGCACCCGCGAGCACCAGGCGCAGATGGAGGAACTCGTCGCAGCCTTCGGGCAGGCCGTGTGGCCGCCGTTGCCGATGACGATTGCGGTCACGGAGGCAGCGAGCTACGGCACGGTGCTGTTCGATCACGCGCCGGATGCCGATGTCACCAAGGTGATGCACGCAGTATTGCGCCGCATGTTGGGGGTGCTCAATGGCTGAGCGACCTCAACGGCAAGGCGGACTGCGGATCGATCCGGCAGTGGCAGCGTTCCAGAAGCAAGCGGCTACAAATACCGCAGCGTTGACGGCCAAGCAAAGACGCGATCGGAAGCGGGTGCGTCTGAATCTGGACCTCGATGCGGAGACGCGGAATGCGGTAGAAGCTATCGCTGAGCGTGAGAGCACCAGTGTGAGCCAGGCCGCATCACTGTTGCTGGCGTTCGCGGCACGCGAGTATGCGCACAGCAATTCGGTGCTCCTGGATGGCTTTCAGGAGCAGCGGAAGCCCGCTCGCACGCCCCGTTTTGAGTGGATGGTGGAAACGCCTGAAACGTGGTTGACCGAAATTGAACACTTGCACGCCTACGGTGAAGTTAAACGGTGAAGTTCTACTTCACCGTAGAAAAAACGAACGGTGAAGTTAAATATCACCGTATACGGTGAAGTTTGACCTTCTGTAGTGACTCAGGACGGGCGCAAATTTCAAAAAGGTATCTTTACATGGGTAGCAAAATATCGCCCTTCTACGGGCACTACAGAAGGTTACAGGGGGCACGCATGGGAAGGATTATCAACCGATTTTTCTACCTGCACGAGGGCACACTCGGATGGTATTTGAAGGTCTGCGGCGATAAGTGCAGCCCGGTCCCGGAGGGTCCGTTCGATGAGGCGGAAGCCAAGGCGCGTTTGACGCAGGCAGTGGAAGCCATGGCGCAGGCGTACCGCGTCGAGCCGACCCTGGCGGAGTATCGCGGGCGCGAGGCGATCTGTGTGCGCATTGAGTTGGGTACGGCGCAACGGCGCCGGGTCAGTTCGCATCAAGCATTCACAGTTTCAGGAGGGCAAGGCGTGGTGGGGTGAGGTTGGACATGGCAGCGGTTGAGTCAGGTAATGCTTGGCGGTGTTTCGTTAGGGTGGTGCGAAGCGAGGTCACGTAACGTCTTGCGACGGCGCAGCTTTGAGGC